CTACCAGAGGAAGAACGTGAGGGCGCAGGCCGCGGCCGTCGCAACGGCAAAGGCGGCGAACACGACCGCGCGCGGGAAGCGGCCGAGGAGCCGGTCCGTCTGCGCCATCGATCCGAGGTAGTCGTACGCCTTTCCCTGCTGCCCGTTGTGGCCCAGCTGGTGGGCGAGGTGCCACGCGAGCGTGGCCGCGACGGCGAGCGCGACGGCCGGGCCGCCGGTGACGCCCGCGGCCTGGGCGATGAGGAACAGCGCCGTCGGGGCGAGCCCGACGCGGGCCACGAGGACGACGCCGTGCCAGAGCCGGTTGAGCGCGGTCGCGCGGGCCCGGTCGCGGGCGGCGATCGCGTGACGCTCGGTGTTCTGGAGGCCCTCGGCGTAGCCCGAGAGGAGGCCCGAGGCGGCGTGGACGAGGAGGCCCATGAGGAGGGCGGCGGCGGCGGCGGTCATCGGTTCGGGCGCTAGGGGAGGTCGGGGAGGGTGACGCCCCGGCGGGCGCACATGGCCCGGACGTGGGCGTGGGCGGCGGCCCGGCTCTGGGCGGACGCGGCGGTGCCGGAGAGGCGGAGGGCGAAGGCGTGGAGCGTGCCCTGGATCGTCCCTGACACGTTGTAGCCGGGGCCGGTCCAGGCCGTCAGGTCCGCCCCCCGGACCTCGGCGTACACCGGGACGCCCCTTGCGACGGCGGCCTGGATCTCGGCTTTCGTAACGACCGCCGCACCGTCGACGGCGTAGGACGGCGCCCCGGCCCCGGATTGACCGACGTTGTCGGCCCCGACAGAGAGCCCGACATACTTCCCCGTATCCCCGGCGTCACGGGCGAGCACGAAGCTGCCGTCGACCGTGGAGAGCGCGAGCGCGAGGTCGGAGACGGACCGGACGACGTCGAGCGTCCCGCTGAGGACGGCGTGAACGCGCCCCGAGCTACCACAAACCCACCCGGCCCGCGTGAGCACCGGGTCGGACGTGCCCACGGCGTCGTCTACGCCCTGGACGACCGTCCCGACGACGTTGCCGAGGTGGTCCCGGAGCGGGACGCGCCCGCCGGGGTACGCCTCGCCGGGGTCCGCGAAGATCCAACCGGCCGCGTCCGGCCCGGCCGTGAGCGGCGCCGGGTCCTTCGCTGTGTAGGTCGCGGGAGAGGCGCGCGTGAACGTGCCGCCGAGGCCCTCGACCGTGTCGCCCTCGGAGGGGCGGAAGCTGAACAGGTCGCCACGGTCGGCCTCGTCCATCGTGACCGCCGACGAGTACACGTCGAGGCGACGCCACCGGGCGCCCCGTTCGAGCGAGAGGTGGACCCTCCCGTCGGACCACGTGGCGGGGGCCGCGAGGGCGTTCGTGCCGCTCGTCTCGGCGTCGCCGTCGGTCCTCTGCGTGAGCGAGAGGGTGCCCGCCGCGTGGGACAGGAGGAGCCGCGTCACGTCGCCCGGCTCGGGCGTCGTCGCGCCCACCGTGACGGCCGCCGAGGCCGATCCGTTGTGTAGGATCGCCTGGTACTTCCCGACGTTGTGAGAGAGGACGCGGGCGTACGGGACGGCGGTGGGGTCAGCCCCGATGCGGAGGATGTCCGCCGTGCCCGAGGCAACGTGGGGCGACGTCTCCTCGATCTCGGCCAGGACCCAGAACGGCTGGTAGGCGGAGGGAAACGGGAACGAGCAAGCGTCGGCCGCGCGGGTGGCGGGGGCGCCGTACGTGGGGACGTGAGAGACCGGGTGCGCCGTCCGCGAGACGTGGGCCCGCCGGAGCCGGACGGCCCCGGTCGCGGCGGCGTCCTCGTGGGCGGGCCAGACGTAGGCGGGGGCCGTGCTGGACGAGTCGTTGACCGTGGCGATGGACACCCGCCACGCCTCGCCCGCGTCCCTGACCCACGCGCCCGTCGCGCCCGTGCTCGTGTACGTGCCGTCGTTGGGGTCGAGGAGGACGTACGCCCCCTTGATTTGGACGCGGACCTCCTGCCCGACGTGGCCGCCTTTCTCGACGTCGACGGACAGGCAGAGCGGGGCCGTGTCCGCCGTGACGGCCACGGTCCTCTCGGCCCGCCGGAGCGCCCCGGCGTCGTCCTCCACCGTCGTCCACCCGTCGGCGTACGCGAGCGCCGCGCGGAGGGCCGTCGTGGCCTCGTCCCAGTCGGTCAGGTCCTCGCTGTGGGCCAGGAGGTTCGACGCCTCGGGTTCCAGCAGGAGCGTCCGCAGGCGCTCCCCGCTCTGGATCGACCAGTCGTAGCGGGGCTCGTCGGGCGCGGCCGTGGCGAGGGCGTAGGTCGCGCCCGACGGAGGCACGTAGGCCGCGAGGCTCGAGTCAAATCCGAGTCCGAGTCCAACTCCGAACATCAGATGTAGAGGAGGATGCCGTCGGCCGTCGTGCCGCTGGCATGGACGCGGACGACGCCGACGGGGTAGAGCCGGCCGGGCACGACCGGGATCGTCCGCACCCCGCCGTCGAGCGTCGTGATCCGGACGTCCCCGGCCGTCCCGACCTCGAACGCGCGGGCGTGGCCGTCCGCGGCCGTCCCCTGCGGCGCGAACGTCGGCAGGTCGGCGCCGTCGTCGGGGACGAACCCGCCGGGCGCGCCCTGAATGAGCACGTCCCGGGCGCACCCGGAGACGAGGCTGAGGTCGTCTGGCGTTTGGTAGCGGGGCATCGGTTAGTCGGTGACGTGGAGGTAGCGGGCCCAGAGCGTGGCGTCGGTGCCCTCCCCGCTCTCGGTCGCGAGGTGGAGGACGTCGCCGGCCGAGACGGTCAGGCCGATGCCGAGGGAGGCGTAGCCGTCCGGGCCGCTAGGGAGGTTGTTCAGTTCGATCTCACGCGCGCCCGCGTTGACGATGAGGAAGGCGACGCCGGTGACGACCGAGGCGGAGGCGACGGACGCCGTGACGGCGACGACGCCGTCGCGCTGGCAGGTGACGGTCCCCGCGGCCGGGTTGGCGACGAGGTCCGGGGACGTCGCGCGGACGAGCGTGTAGTTCTCGCAGTTCGAGACCCCGCCCGCCTCGGACCCCTGGACCATGAGGGCCTCGAGGACCTGGTCGGCCGCGGCCTCCGCCCGGTCCCGCGCGGCGACGCTCTCGTCGCGGGCCGTCTCGCTCGCGTCCTTCGCCGCCACGCTCGCGTCGCGGGCCGCCTCCGCCTCTGTCCGGCGGTCGGCCGCGGTCTGAGCGGACGCCCCGGCGAGCTCCGCGGCGCGGATCGCCCCGTAGGGCAGGACCGTCGGGTTCTCGGGGTCCGGGCTGTTCTCGGGCGCGAGCGTCCGGTCCGCCTCGTCGTCCGCCTCGACGGACACGGCCGCGATCCGGGCGTCGCGTTGGTCCCGCTCGATGGCGTCGTAGAGCGCCTGCGGGTTGACGTCCGGGGCGCTGGCGAGTTTGACCTCGACCTCGGGGGTGACGGGGAGACCGGTGGGCATCTACGCAGGGACGTGAATGACGACGAGGCCCTGGTCCCCCTGCCACAGCTCGCAGTACCCGATCCGGACCTCGAACGAGGAGCCCTCGGCGACGAGGGCGTAGTGGTCCGCGAACCGGATCGTGGCCGAGTTGTAGGGGGCGGTGAGGGCCGGGCGCCAGGTGGCGAGCGTGAGGGTGGTCCCGTCCGTCCGGTGCTCCCGGAGCTCGACCGTGACGGGCTCCGTGAACCCGGCGGCCGCGTCCCGCCGGACGGAGGCGGCGAGCCGGAACTGCACCTCGTGCAGGCGGACGCCGCCCTGGACCTCGGCCGGCTCGAACGGGCTGAGGTCGACGTCCGCGAACCGGTCCACGAACTCGTAGTCGCCCTCCGGCGTCCGGCGCCGCTGAGGGAGGGAGAGGAACGGGACCGCCTGCGTCGCCTTGACCTCGGCCTCCTCGAACGGCCGCCCGTCAGCGTACTCCCCGCCGTTGTAGGGCGTCCGGTAGAGCGAGCTCCAGGAGGAGCGGGGCGCGGGCGGCGGGGTCTGCGGCGGCGGCGGCGGCTCGTAGCCGCCCGAGCCGTCCGGCGTCGCCGGGCCGTAGACGACGGGGACCCAGTACCGGTCCGGCACCGCGCTCGCGACGGCCCCGTCGGGGGCGTCGCCGGCCGCCGGGATCGCCACCGGGTGGAGGTAGTAGAGCCGGGCGCGGTCGTCCACGTCCGCCGTCACGACGACGAGGCGGGGCGCGGGCGCGTCGGGCGCCGGGAGGGCGCCGAGGTCGGACCGGGTCTCGACGAGGACGGGGAACGCGGACGCGAGCGCGAGGAGGTCGCCCGTGATCCGGCCGTAGGCGTCCTCCCAGGTCGCCGGGGCCACGGGCGTGTCCGCCTCGTAGTCCGCCGGCGTGGGGTCGCCGCCGTTGGGGAGCGCGTTGCCTTGGAGGAGGGCCATCTACGCGGAGGGAGGGGGGAGGGTGACGGTCTCCGCCGTCACGGCCGCCCCGTGGACGGCCGCGTACGGGACCGGGCGGGCGGTGCCGACGGCGTAGTCCTGCCCGCGGTAGGTGACCGGCTGGGTCGTCACGACGAACCCGGCGCCGTCCCGGCCGCGGAGGGTCGCCGTCCCGGCCTCCTCGTCAACGGCGAGGACGGCGAAGCTCGGGGCGGGCCCGGCCGTCACCGGGAGGAACTCGGCGGCCGGGCGGGCGACGACCGCGTAGGGCGCCATCGTGTACGTCCCGTCCATGAGGAGGCCGTCGCCCATCGTCGGGAGCGTCCAGACGCGGTGCCCGCGGCCGAGGGCCGTCCGGGCGTGGTGGGCGAGGGCCTCGGCCGCGCGGAGCGGGTCCCCCCCGTTCTCGACGCGGTGCGCGTCCGGGATCGGGAGGACGTACGTGAGCCGGACGCCGGCCGCGGCCGCGTGCCGGAGGGAGCGGCCCACGGAGGCGTCCCACCGGGCGGTCGTCACGCGGTCCGGCCAGATCACGACCCAGGCCTCGGCCCAGTGGCCGAGCGCGGGGAGGAGCGCGCCGAGCTCGACCACGCGGGCCGTCCCCTGCTCGACGACCTCGACGGCGGGGCCGTCCGGCTGAGGGGCCTGCCCGGCGAGGTCCCGGGCGGCGCGCTCCATGCCGGCGGGCGTCCCGCGTTCCGCGTGGTAGGCGTCCGCGTTGAGGAGGAGCGCGCGGAGGTCCGCGTCCGGGAGCGCGTCCGAGTAGGTCCGGCCGAAGCCGAGGAGCCGGGCCGCGGCGTCGAGACGCGGGCGGGACAGCGCCTCGGCGCCGGCCTCGCCTATGCGGGAGAGCGTGCTGAGGAGCCGGACCGTCGGGAGGAGCCGGGCGAACTCCTCATCGGTCACGGCGGCCACGTCCGCGGCGGCGGCGTCCCCGCTCAGCGGCTCCGGGAGGATCCCGGAGACGTCGGCGGAGAGGGCGTCCGGGGCGGCCCGGAGCGGGTCCGAGGCCGGGTCCCAGGTCTGGGCCTGCGCGTCGTAGCTCACGCCTGCACCCCGCCCGACCGGGCCGCGATGAAGGTGAGCCGGACGAGCGCGTCGGGCGGGACGGGCGCGGACGGCGGGGAGACGACGGTGACGGAGGCGACGCCGGGGACGGACTGCACGGCCGCGTAGAGGCGGGAGGGCGTGAGGTCCCGGCCGAGGGCGCCCTCCTGCCACGCCCGGTAGTCGGCCATCGCCTGCAGGACGGCGTCCCGGACCTCCGCCCGGCGCGCGTCGCCCTCCGGCGTGAGCGTGTACGAGAACTCCAGCTCGGCGTCCTCCACGACGGGCGCGGCGACGGTGACCGTCAGGGCGACGGGGCGGACGTCCCGGGCGGTCACGGCCTCCGCGACGGAGGCGAGCGCGGCGGCGGACGGGACCTCCCCGCCGTGACCGGCGACGACGACGCGGACGGTCCCGGGCTCTGGCGAGCTGACGACGGCGGCGCCGACGGAGGGGTGCGCGGCGAGGGCGACGGCGCGGAACCGGTCCTCCGGGCCCGCGCCGGAGGCGAGGGCGCGGGAGAGCGCGGCCCGCTCTCTGAGGCGGGCGTCCGGCTCCGGGAGGGCGCTCCCGGCCTCGGCGCTGAGCATGAGCACGCGGCCGACGCCGGGGACGGCGTCGAGGGCCTCGCCCTCCGCGTTGAGCGCGTCCCCTGACGGGCCGCCCGGCTCCTCCGCCGTGGCGGGGACGTCCACGACGGCCGCGCGCCGGCCGATCACGGCCTCGGCGTCCGTGAGGTACGTCGTGCCGAGGGCCCGGAGGCGGGTGCCGGCGGGGACCAGGAGGACGGGCTCGCGGCCGTCCTCGTCCGGGGGGAGGTACGTCCCCTCGCCCTCCTCCGCGCGAAAGACGCGGAACCGGGCCGTGCCGGGGAGCGACGGGTGCCGCGCGACGCCGTTGAGGGCGACGAGCGCGTCGAGGTGCTCGCCGAACGAGTCCGCCAGGAGGTCGGCCCGGAGCGCCCCGTCCATGACGGCGTAGGCCCGGCTGAACTCCGCGGCCTCCGACGCGAGCAGGACGTGCTCGGGGTCCGCCTCGCTCAGGGGCACGCCCGTCCGTGCCTCGTGCGCCGCCCGGAGGCGGGCGAGGACGGTGTCCGGGGATTCGGCGACGAGGACCGGCACGGGGCGACGGGTGGGGAGAGCGCGGCGGCCCGCACGCTAGGCCGGAGGGGCGCCCGAGAGGCCGACACCCCGTCGCGTAGCGGCGCCCCGTGGGCGGCGCCGGGGCGTCAGGGGAGCGGGATGCCGTAGTCCGCGGCGCGGGAGAGGACGGGGAGCGGGAGGGCGGCGAGGTCCGCGGCGGAGCGCGCAGAGGCGTCCCAGCCGTCGGGCGGCCGGGGGAGCGCCCTCCGCTCCGGGAGCGGCGTGAGGGAGAACGACGTCCCGCGGAGGAGGGCCCTCACGGTGCTCCGACAGGCGTGGTGGTTCGGCGGGGTGACGGTGTCCCAGACCGGGTCGCCGGCCGGCGCCGTGAGCCCGTTGTAGGCCCGGCACACGTCGCTCTGCCGGCGGTCGGCGATCCCGACGAAGGCGAGCGCCTCCAGGTCGTCGCCGAGCGCCTCGAACTGCGCGTGGCGCCCGACGGAGTAGGCCGCGGCCGTGTTGTTCCGGACCACGAGGTCGAGGTGGTGCGGGCTCAGCGGGTCCGCCCCGAACGCGCGGAGGGCGTCCTGCGCCGCGCGCGCGGCCTCCCCGGGCGCGGCCCCCTCCTGCAGCGCGTCCGTCAGGGCCTCCCGGACGGCGGCGAGGGCGTCCGAGCAGGCGACGCGGGAGACCGTGAACGCGCGGAGCCGGGCCGCGGCGTCGAGGGCGTAGAACGCCTCCGCGGTCATGCCGACGCGGCGGGCGAGGTACGCGGCGGCCTCCCGCATCGTCAGCTCGTCCCGGTCGCCGTCGAGGGAGAGGAGCCGGGCCGCGAACGGGACCTCGGGCTCGCCGCCCGCGTCGCCGCCCGTGGCGTCGTCCGCGAAGCTCAGGCGGTCCTCCTCCTCCGGGAGCGGGATCGGCTCCGCGTCCGGGTCCAGGTCCGGGAGGAGCCCCGCGCCCTCGGCCGCGTGCGCGGCGCCGAGGACGGCGGCGGCCGTGAGCGCCCCGTGCAGGAGCGTGGACGCCTCCTCCTCCGCGGCCTCAGAGACGCGCCAGGGTCCCGCCGTCTCCGCGTCCGCGTTCAGGGCGGCGTCCAGGACCGCCGAGCCTACGGCGCGCGCGAGGGCGGCCGAGACGGCGTCCTCCGTTCGCGCTAGCTCCGCCGCCGCGGCGCGCTCGTAGGCGTCCGGCTCGGCCGCGGGGTCCTCGGGCCAAAAGGGACGTCGGCGAAGTCACCCGCGGGACCGTTGGGCTCCGGCTGAGCGGGCGTCCCGGTCCGTCCCGGGGCCCCGTCCTGCGGGGCCGGCGCGGAGGGGACGGCGGTGAACACGTCTGCCGGGTCCGTCTCCTCGGAGCCCTCCAGGTTCGCGGGGCGGGGGAGGTTGTAGACGGTGTAACCGGCCTCCCGGCTCACCTCGAACCCGGCCTCCGCCGCCTGCAGCCATTGCTCGAACGGGGCCGGCTCCCGCCAGTCGAGGCGGCACCGGGGCGCGTAGCGCGCGGCGTCCGGGCCGAACCGCTTCACGGTGCACCAGCGACCGAGGGTGCGGGTCAGCGTCTCCTCCAGCGCGTCGCCGTACCACCGGGCGACGCCGTCGACCTCCCGCTCGGAGACCTCCCCCTGCGCGCGGGCGCCGACGTCGGCGATGTCGACGGTGAGCGTCGTGGACAAGATGCCCTTTCGGATCCGCTTTTCCAGCCACGTCTGGAACCGCTCGAAGTCGTCGCCCCGCCCGCCCGTGTTCGGGACGATGAGGGCCTTGGCGGCGAGGGCCCCGGGGCGGCCGCCGGCGATCTGCGCGAGGGAGGAGGCTATGACCTTCGCCATCTCCGCGGCCTTCTTCGGGTCGTCCGAGGCGGAGTCGAACAGGGCGGCCAGGGAGGGGAGGCCGAACCGGTCCAGGAGGTCGAGCCAGAAGCCCATGCCGGCGCGGAGGAACTTCCACTCCCAGTAGACGCCCTCTAAGACGCTGACGCCCGCGGGCAGGTCCGGCTCCGCGGCGTTGACGTGCGTGATGAACTTGCAGTCGTACGGGCCGGACGGCGGCGTGAGCGGGAGCCCGCCGGGGCGGCCGGCGCGGAGGGCGACGAGGGTCCCGTCGCGGGCGACGTCGTAGTCCTCCGTCCGCTCCGCGCGGAGGTAGGCCGGGACGCGCGCGCCCGGCGCGCCGTAGGCGCCCTCGGCGTCCACGCGCCAGACGACCTGCAGGACGGTGAACCGGCGCGTGACGGCGCGGAGGAGCCAGGAGGACGCTTCTCTCAGGTTGACCTCCGTGCGGAGGCAGTCCCGGACGTGCTCCGCGGCGGCGACGGCGAGGGGCTCGCCCTCCATGCCCTCGGGCGGGAGCCACTCGGCGGCGCGCCCGACGATGCGCCGGTAGATCTGGAACAGGGACGCGCTCACTTCCGCGTCGCGCTCCATGCGCCGGAACACGTCCGCGCCCTCCTCCGCCATCGCCTCGGAGGCCGGCGGGAGGTGGTCCGTGATCGCGGCGTAGCCCCGGGCGATCCGGGCGACCTGGACCTCCCCGTCGAGCTCGCGCGGGGGCGGCGTCTTGTCCGCGTCGTCCGGCGTGACGACGGTGAGGTGCCGGCGGGCCTCCGCGGCGGTCGCCGGGCGGACGTCGCGGGCGGAGGACCAGGGGAGGAGGTCGAGGAGGCCCAAGGGGAGGCGGCGCGGGAGGGGTCTAGCAGCGGCGCCCGCCCGTGCGTCCCAGAGGGGGTGTCACCGGACGGGCGCCTTTCTCGCTAGGGTTGTTGCGCGGGCGGGACTCGAACCCGCGACCTTCGCCTGATGAGGGCGCTGAGCTACCAGCTGCTCCACCGCGCGGGCTCAGGTTGGCCCCGCCCGCGGCCCTGGACCCCGACACCCCGTCGAGACGCGCCTAGCGGCCGGACCGGTCTAGGGCCGCGGCGGCGATCAGGAGGGCGACGAGGAGGACGAACGGCCCGAGCGACAGGGCGGCCTCCATCACATGACCTCCGCCCCGCTGACCTCCACGCGCGCGACGTCCTCGGACGTCACGACGGCGGTCCACTTCCAGTCGGTGTCGGGCGGGACGTCCGCGGCGTTCGCGAGCGTCGTCTCTAGGAGCGCCCCGTCCGCGTCGTAGACGGCCACGCGGACCTCGACGTACGAGGCCGTCCCCCGCTGAGAGTGCCGGGCGGTCCCGGTGACCTCGGAGACGCCGAACTCCCCCTCGGTCAGCGTCACGTCCCAGACTTCGAGGTCCCCGTACTCGTAGACGTCCCCGCGGTCGTCCGGGACGGGCTCCGCCTGTGCGGGCTCAGGGGCGGCCTCCTCCGCGGCGACGACGGGCGCGGCGTCCGGGGCGGGCTCCGTCTCCGGCGGCGGCTCGCACGCGCTGAGGACGCAGAGGGCGGACAGGAGGAGGGCGGCGCGCATGGCGGGAGGGGCGGGTGCGGCCGGAGTCTACGACGGCCCCGTCCCCTCGGGTTGCTCGGGCCTCGCCTTGACGCCGAGGACGGACGCCGTCGCGTACCTGCCTCGCCCGGCCTTCGCCTGGTCCTCCGCGTCTAGCTGGATCGCGCGGGCGAGCCAGAGGAGGGCCTGCCGGGTGCGGCAGTTCCGCCCGCCGCCGGCCCAGGTGCGGACGCGGATAGAGGGGAAGGGGTCCGGGTTCTGCCGGCCGTCCTCCTCCGGGGAGCCGAGGCCGGGCCACTCCTGCGCAAAGACGTGCACGTCGCCGTCGTTCGCGACGGTCACGCGGAGCCACGTGGAGTCGTCGTGCGCGGCGTCGTCGCAGTTGACTTGGTAGACCTCCCCCTGCACGAGGCCCTCGGGCCAATGCGGGCGGAGGGCGGGTGGGTCATTCTGGCGGCTCATGTGTTGAGGGGCGGCTAGGGCGTGGCGAGGGCCGAGGAGAGGGCGCCGAAGGTGGGCGGGCCGAACGTGATCGTTCCCCGCTCGCATCTCACGCAACGGCGGTCGTACCACCCGTTCAGGTCGATGTGGGCCTCGTCGCACTCGTCGCAGTCCCAGAGGTCCCAGACGGCCTCGCCCTCCGTAGCGGGGGCGTAGTCGTCGCGCATCCGGTGGGGCTCGAAGTGGGAGCGCCGGTCCTCGTCGTTCGGCGACGGGTCGTAATGCCGGGCGAGCGTGACGGCTCGCGAGGCGGAGCGGGCGCGGACGACGAGGCAGTAGTCGTCGAGCTTGCTGACGGAGTAGAGTTTTAGTTCAGGCATCGGTCGGGGTGTCGAGGAGGGCGCGGGCCGAGGCCGGCGAAGTGGGGTAGAACGCGAGGGCATAGAGCTCGCAGACGAACCGGGGCCACTCCGTGAACCGGGCCTCGCCGCCGGGCTCGATCTCGACGCGGTCGCCGTGGTCGGAGCGGACGGCGCCGTGCCAGCGGCCGACGGCGTCGGAGCCCCAGTCCTCCGGGTGCCAGCCGGGCCGCTCCGCGCGTTGCACGGCGTGGTCACAGCGGGCGGTGTTGATGACGTCGAGGGCGCCCGGGGGCGTGACGAGCGAAGGCAACACGGGATGCCGCGTCGGCAGGATCGGCGTCGGCGGGACCCGGGTGACGAACCGTTCGCCGCCGAGCGTCTCTAAGACGGTCCTCCCAAACAGGGCGGCGTGGAGGAAGGCGCTGAGGCGCTCGTCAGAGACGGCACCGAGGGCGGGCGCCGCGCGGTCGCCCGAAAAGGACTCAGTCATTCGTCTGTGGGGTTGGGGTTGCGGCGCGGTGTGGCGTGCGCCGTCCCCGACGTTAGCCGACGGTCAGCGCGCGCGCCAGCGCCGGCCTACGGGGTCCCTCAGCCCGGCCTCCCCGTAGCCGCCGCCGGCCGTGTGCCGCTGCCCGAACGGGACCTCGGGGAGGTCCGCGACGGCCGCGACGAGCGGGGACGTCGGCCGGGCGATCTCCGCGACGGCGTCGCTGAAGGCGTCCACGAGGTCGTCGTTGACGCCGAACGGGAACTGGCGGAACTCCTCGATCAGCGCCGCCGCGGCGGCGTGCCCCTCCGGCGTCCCGTGCGTGACGACGCAGACGTTGCCGGCGTTGACCTGCGCCGCGCCGGGCTCCGCGCGGAGTTCCTTCCGCCCGCTCACCGGGGCCGAGTGCACGTCGAAGCCGAGGAGGAGCCGGGTGAGGAGTTGCACGGTCTCCTTCCCCGCCGCGCCGGGGTCCTGCGGGACGCGCACGCGGACGTCCGCCCCGTCTAGCTCCGCGGTCTGCCGGATCCGCCGGTTCCGCTCCGCCGGCTCGTGCCGGAACCGGAGCGGGTCGACGTAGAGGACGCCGTCCTCGTCGGGCCCGCTGACCTTCACGCCGGCCGTGTAGTCCCCGGCCCCCTCCGTCCCGGCGAGGTCCCAGGCCCGGACGGCGGGGAGGCCGAGCGGGGCGTGCTCTACGAGGCGGATCTTCGAGACCTGAAAGAGCGCGCCCTCGCGCGGCGTCGGGTTCCCCTGAAAGAGCGCCTCGAAGTCCCGCTCGCCCATCTCCCGGCGGAGCTGGCGGAGGAACGCGGCCGGCTTGACCTCCGGCCAGAGGGCGGCCCCCTCCGGCCGGCCGAGCGGGTCGACGTCCGGGCCGAGGGAGAGGGCGGGGAGGTTGACGAACAGCCACGTGCGCTCGTGCTCCTGCAGCGCGGCCTCCTGCGCCATGAGCCGGCCGATCAGGTCGTCCTCGTGCCACCGCGTCGCGATGAGGAACGCGCGCGTGTGCGGGAAGAACCGCTGCACGATGGACCCGGTCCACCACTCCCACTGGTTCTCGCGCTCCACGGCGCTCTCGGCCTGCGCCCGGTCCTTCAGCGGGTCGTCGCCGACGAGGAGCGAGATCGGGTTGATCCCCGTCGGCGCGGAGCCGACGCCGCGGGAGACGATCCGGGCGCCGTTGGCGAGCTCCCACTCGTCCAGGGCGCTCGCGTCCGGGGACAGGACGCCCATCTCCCGGGCCGTCTCCCGGGCGGGGTAGCTCAGGTGCTTGTCCGCGAACCGCTGAGAGTAGCCCGTGACTACGACGGCGTCGTGCGGGTGCCGCTCGCCCCAGTAGACGGGGAGCCGGCGCGTGATCGTCTCGGACTTCCCGTGCCCCGGCGGCATCGAGACGGCGACGCGGTTGAAGTCCCCGGCGACGACGTGCTCGACGAGGCGGACGAGGAACGCGATGTGGGCGGGGAGCGGGCCGCCGTCCGCGCCGGTCCAGTGCGGCGGGATGCTCCGGCGATACCAGGCGCCGTAGGGCTCCGCCTCGCGCGCCCGGCGGCGGCGCTCTAGCTCAGCGGCCGCCCGTTGGAGGAGCGTGTAGCCGGACCCGCTCACGCCTTCCGCCCCGCGACGATGGCGGCGAGCTCGGCGTCGGACTTCTCCGTGACGTCGAGGCCGAGGTTCCCGGAGTGCTCGATCAGGCGGCGGTTCGTGTACGCCTCCCCCATCTCCCTCGCGATCTGCTCGTAGAGCGACGCGGCGAGGGGGAGGTTGCCCATGCGCTCGGCCCGGTCCGCCCAGCGCCCGAGGCGGCGGACGCGGACGGCCTTGTGGGCAACGGCCTCCCCGGCTACCTCGTCCACGAATGCCCTCCTCGTCTCCTCGAACAGCGTCCGCCATTTCGAGGCGAGCCGTGCGGCCTGCGCGTTGTCCGGGTTGTAGGCCGCGAGTTGAGCTAGAGACGCCTCCACTCCGAACTCATCTCGGAGGGCGTCACGCACCGAGGCCGGTGCGTCGTAACGCGCTAGGGCAGTCACGACGAAAGACTTCTGGGGATCGGTGAGCGCGGCCATCGCTAAACGGATTACAACTTGGAGGCGCAGTTCCCGCACACGCCGGCCACCTTCGCCTGCCCGATGGTCGGACCGCGCTCGGCCGCGGCGCTCATCATCCGTTCGGCCTCCCCCTGCGGGCCCCAGCGGCGCGTGACGCCGACGAACTGCTCGACGTCGTGCGGGCGCATCGCCCACTTCGGCCGTCCGTCCGCGCCGAACAGCGGCACCCCGTCTCGCGTGTCCTGCGCGCAGTGGTAGAGCTCGTGGTCTATCAGCGCCATCACGGCGGCCTCGTCCCCTTCCCGGAGGCGGGCGCGGACGAAGCCGGCGCAGAGGGTCACGTAGAAGTCCGGGACCGTCCCGAACAGCCGCGTGAGGTGGTCCGCCTTCATCCCGCGGGCCCAGGCGTCGGAGCCGGACGGCTCGCCAAGGTGGGCGCGGCCGACGACGTCCTGGCGCTTGACGCGGTTCGGGCGCTGCGTCCAGAGGAACCGGACGTCGGCCCCGCCGAGGTGCTCGTGCTCGCGGTTGTAGAGCGGGCCGGGCCCGAGGACGAACTGCTCGCGGACCCACTCGGCGAGGGCCTCGTCGGGGACGTACGCCTCCGGCTCGAACATCCCGGCCGCGTCCGGGATCGGCGGCATCGGCGGGAGCGTGACGGTGCGGGCCTCAGGCATCGGTGAGGACGGTGACGACGACGTGGTCCTTGACGACGAGCGTGTGGGCGCCGTGCTTGCCCGTGACGGGGAAGTCCCCGGAGCCCCCGAGGGCGCGGACGGCGGCGTGCGTGTCCGGCGGGGCGATCTCGGCGCGGACGGCGTCGAGGTCCAGGCCGAGGCGGCGCTCGAGGTAGCGGACCACGGCGTGGTCGCTCACCTGCACGCGGCCGCGGGCCTTCGCCGCCTTCCTCCGGAGCCCGTCGGCCTCGGCCCGGAGCCGCTCGGCCTTCTTCCGGAGGTGCGTCCGGACGCGGGCGTGGACGCCGTTGCCCTGCGCCTGCGCGGAGCACTCCCGGGCCTCGGTCTCTAGGCGGCCGGCTTTCCGGCTGAGCGCGGCGGGGCTCACGGGTCCGACGGGGGGGCGTCCTCCGGAGCGACCTCCCGGAAGGCGGCCGCGCACCGGCGGAGGTTCGCCTCGCGCTCGGCCGCGCTGTGGAACCCCTGGTGCGCCGTGCACACGGTCTGCCCGTTGACGGCGGAGACGAGGCGCCAGCGGTGCCGGCCGGCGCGGTCGGCGTAGCGCTCGACGCGGTAGGCGGGCGCGCTCATACCGGCTGCAGTTTGCCGTCGAGCTTCGGGGCCTTCGGCGTGAAGTTGTAGCCGACGCGCCGGCCTCCGCGGCGGAGCTTCGGGGCGTTGGCCGTGCGGAACGTCAGCTCGCACTCGTCCACGTTCAGGCCGGCCTCGCGGTGCGCGCGGCGGACGTCCTTCCGGTAGTCCTCCGGGGACTCCTCCCCGTAGAGGTAGAGGTAGCCGTCCGTCCGGCTGAGCACGCGGAGGTCGGGCGTCCGGGTGTCTGGGGCGTCTCCCATCGGTCTAGCGGGTGAGGACGTAGAGGAGCGCCCCCGTCGTCGCCGTCGTCCCGGCGAGGGTCACGGCGGCGGCGCGCCAGCGGCGGGCGGCGCGGCGGGCGCGTTCGGCCCGTTCGCGCTCCCGGTCCCGCTCGGCCTCGAGCGCGGCGGCCCGGGTCCCGGCGAGGTCCGCGCGGAGGTCGCAGGCGTCCCGGGCCTCCCCCTCCGCGCGGAGGGCGGAGAGGAGGAGGGCGGACCGGCTCTCGTGCGCGGCGCGCTCCTGCGTGACGGCGGCGCCGAGCGCGGCGGCCTCGGCCTCCGTCCAGGCGAGGGCGGCGCGGCAGGCCGCGGCCTCGGCCCCGGCCGACAGGTAGTCGTCGAGGACGACGCCGGAGGTCTCGTAGCGGTCGTCCCAGAGGTGGACCGTCGGCGCCGGCTGAGCGGACGCGGCGGCGAGGAGGCAGAGGAGGAGGGGGAGTGTTCTTCGGGCGGTCATGGCGGTCTGTGGGTGCGGTGTGGCGTGCGTGAGTGAGTCCGGAGCGGGCCCCGGCTGCCGTCTAGCCGGGCGCGCGCGCCTCCGGCGTGCCGGGCGCGCGCGCCCGAGGGCGTCCTGCCCCGGGCTCCGGCGGGCGGTCCGCCGGGGAGTCCGGCCCGCCGGTGCGGGCGCGGAACAGGGAGTCGGCCGCCGCCGCGCGCTCGTCCGGCGTCCTCCGGGCGGCGCGGGCGCGCTCTAGCTCGCGGAGGGCGTCGAGCTCCCGGGAGGTCTCAGAGAGGAGGCGGGACACGCGGGCGAGCGCGGCGTCGGCCTCCCGGACGAGCGAGTCGACGGGGACGGCGCGGGCGGCGGCCTCCGCGCTGTCGGCCCTCCGCGCGGCCTCCGCCTCCCGGGCGCGGGCCTCCGCCTCCGCGGCCGGCTCCGACACCGGGTCGGGCCCACAGGAGCCGAACCGGAGGACGAGGAGGAACAGGGCGAGGCCGGAGAGGAGCCCGTAGGAGCCCCAGAGGAGGGAGCGGCGACGGTCCGTCATGGGGCCGGGGCGGTTCTCAGGGGGCGGCCGCGGGCGGCGCGGACGAGGAGGGCGAGGGGCCAGAGGGCCGAGTAGGCGGCGGCGAGGACGGCGACGAACAGGCCGAACAGGAGCGCGGGCGCGGCCGGCACGTCCCGGTCCTCGGACACCTGCGCCCAGCCGGCGGCGAGGACGAGGCGGCCGGCGGAGGCGAACCCGGCGGCGAGCCAGAGGGCGAGGGCGTAGGCGATCACGGCGCGTAGGGCGGCGGCGGGGGGATGTCGGCGGGGGCGACCTCCTGGCGCTGCACCTCGACGGGGCCCGTCTCCTGCTCTCCGACGGCCTGCGTGCCGACGGAGACGCCGGAGACGTCCGGGAGGCGGCCGTCCCACTTCCAGGCGAGGACGATGAGGAGGGTGAGGAGGCCGAGGACGAGGAGCTTGCCGAACGAGCCCGTCGTGAGGTCCGTCACGAAGCTCCGCGCCTGCGTCGCTCCCTCCCGGATCACGCCGGCCGCGCCGGACGGCGGCGGCCCGTCGCCCTGCCGGAGCGCGGCGATCTCGGCGTCGTGGCCGTCGACGCGGCTCCCGAGCCGGGTCGTCGTGTCGCGGAGGTTGTTCTGGTTCACGGGGTCGTCCACGGTGAAGCGGATGGCGTCGAGCTGCTCGCGGAGCCGCTCGATCTTCGCCGCGTCGGCGTCGCGGCCGTCCGCGTGCCGCTCTACGGTGTGGGTGAGGGCGGCGAGCGCCGCGCGGACGTCGCCGAGGTTGTCGGGAGGGGCGCCGTTCCCGGCGCCCCCGTGCGTGGTGGGAGGCACGGGGCGGGGTCAGAGTTTGAGGACGGCATCGAGGCGCTCGCGCATGACCCGCTCCGCCGCCCGCTCCTCCCGCACGCGGGAGAGGTCGGCCGTGAGCTCGCGGAGGCGGGCCTCGGCCTGCGACGCGGCGGCCTCCGCGCGCTCCGCCCGCGCGGCGTAGGACGTCACCGCGTAGGCGTGGACGATCCCGCCGCCGTCCGGGCCCGGGACGTGGTGGTAGCGGACGACGGCGGGGAGGCCGTCCCGCCCCGTCTCCGCGCGCTCGTACGTCCGCGGCTCGTGCCGGGAGAGCACGTCCGCGTAGGCCGCCCGCGCCTCGTCCCCGTCCGGGCCCTCCGGCACGGCCTCCAGGTAGTGGTGGCCCGACAGCGCGCCGGTCCGCCAGTCGAGCGGGAAGGCGTCGCCTACGAGGTCGTAGGTGTACGTCCCCGACCGGTCGTAGGCGTAGAGCGCGACGGGCGCGACGGAGAGGAGCGGGGGGAGGGCCCGGAGCACCTGCGCGTCGCGGTCATCGCGGGCCGTCCGCTGCCGGGCGACGCCGTAGACGAGGAGGGCGGTGGAGAGGGCCGCGAGGGCGAGGAGGGCGACCTGCCCGTAGGACGTGAACGCGGGGAGGGCGCCGCACCCGGCGAGGGCGAGGGAGGCGGCGAGGACCGAGGCGGGGAGGGCGTAGCGGCGGCGCATCAGCCCCGCCAGTCCGTAGCGGCCCCGCGGCAGTCCGCGTGCACGAAGGACGAGTAGCGGCCGAGGCCGCCGGTGTGCGTGTACGCCCGGCCGTCGAAGGACACGCCGCGGGCGCTGAACGGCTCCCCGTAGACGGAGCCCGTGAACACGGGGCCGAGTTGGTAGTCCCGGCGGACGCGCTCGACCACGGCCCGCTGAGCGGCCGTCAGGACGTGCCGCGTCCCGCGGAGCGCCCGGTCAATCCGGTGGAGGTCCGACACGGAGGCGCCGATGAGCACGCGGTCGCGGGCGGTCCCGACGCGGTGCTGCGAGCGGGAGGCGCCGCCGATGGCCGCGTTGTAGGACGGGCTCCGGTAGAGGGAGTTGAACCGGAGCGGGACCCCGGCCATCGACCGCGCCCGCTGGTCGTGGATCAGGCAGAGGAGGAGCCGGACCAGGAGGGAGGGCGGGGGCAGGGAGTTCTTCCGGCCGCTCCGGGTCACCCGCTTGTGGACCGCGCAGACCTCCGCGCCCGAGATGTTGGGGAGGCGGAGGGCGTCCACGCAGGCGGCGACGTAGTCCTCGTACCGGGCCTCCGGCGACGGGTTGGCGCGGACGGCCTCCGCCGCGTGCCGGTCGATCCGCGCGCGGGTCGCGGCGAGGTCGAGGGCGGCGGCGGACTCCTCCTCCCCCTCGTCCGGGCCGGCGTGAACGGGGAGGGACGGGAGGGCGGCGATCTGCCGCTCAGAGAGGGCGCGGACGGCCGCGAAATGGGCGCTGTTCAGCACGGGCACACCGGGCGGGGACCGTCAGGTTAGGCGGACGGCCGGCCCGCTGGCCCGACACCCCGTCGCGTCCGCGCAACGACCCGCCGCCCCGGGCGTATCGTCGGGGACGGCGCACGCCACACCGCGCCGCCCTACTCACGCCCCACGCCACACCGGGGCACAGACCCACAGACCGATGCAGACCGCAACGCTCGCCTTCGTGGTCGAAGGCGGATGGCTCACCGAACACTGCCGCGCCCTCGTCAGGGAGGGCCGCTGGCGCCACGCGCTCGACACGCTCGACGCGCTGCACGGAATGACCCGTGACGTGGCCGAGGCGATCCTGAAGGGGCAGAGCCGCCTCGTCGGCGACTCCTCTGAGGGGATCAGCCTTGCGCCCGAGGCGGAGGCGGTCCGGGCCGAGACCGAGGAGCACCTGCGCTGGGCCTTCGGCGGGATGTACTACGACTCAGCGAACGGCCGGCACTACCGCCCGCAGGCCATCGTGCACCAGTACGGGCCGGCCAGCGAGGACTACGCCGAGGAACAGGTCGGTTTCAAGCCGGGCAGGCGGACGTCGATGCGGGACGTCTTCGCAAAACGGTTCTACGAGAAGAAGGTCATGTTCTTCGCGGACGACCGTGAGCGCGACGTCGTCCGTGAGGTCAACGTCCCCCTCGTCAAGGGCACGCTCGAACCCCGGCCGACGACGCCCGGTGACGAGAACGCCTACAGAGACCGGCGGCCGGTCATCTTCGGCTACGTAGAGGACCCTCCGCCCTGGGCCGAGCGGTTCAAGAACGACGCGCAGGGCGCCCTAGACGACTTCCTCGGAGGCGGGGGCGGGCTCCCGGTCCGGAACGACCGTTCCAGCAGGGACCCGGCTCCCGTGTTCCGTTGGGACAAGCCGACGCCGGAGACCGAGGCCGCGGACCGGTTCGAGGACGCCGTGGAGTCCATGACGAGGAAGATGGACGCCGAGGCCGACATGGTCCTCGGGGAGTACGTAGAGGACTCGCTCGGCCGCGCGAACCGCATGGCCGCCGCGGGGATTCCGGGCTACAGCGTCGGCGACTACATCAACGACCGAGCAGCCGGGGACCGAGAGGCGGAGCGCGGCGCGCCCGTCCCGGACACCGCGTTTCAGTACCGAGGCGGCTACGTGACGGAGGACGGCAAGTTTTACGGGTGCCCGTACCACGCCCACGACCAGCTGGCCCGCCGGCTCCTCATCCACAAGTACGGCGTTCCCGAGTCCGACATCGAGAACCCGCAACGGATGATAGACGGCCGGAACGTCGTCCACGTCCAGGACGCAAAGCTGATGGGCGGCGTGCAGTTCTACGTCAAGGGCCGCGACTACGTCAGCCAGAGGCAACTCGACACCGTCTGGGACTACTGCACGAAATGGGGCGTCAAGATGCCGGACCACCTGACCGTCCGCTAGCCCCCCGGAGGGGGCCGGCGCCTACGCGGTGCCGGCCCCCTCCGCGTTGGCCTCCGCGGCGGCGAGGGCCGGGACGTCGAGGAGGACCGTGACGGCGAGCGCGGCGGCGCCGGGCTCCTGCGGGTCCGGGCGCGCGGCGACGGAGACGAGGGAGACGTGGGCCTCCGCGCGGACGGCCGCGGCGACGGCGACGCGGAGGGCCGGGAGCGCCGTCTGGATCGGGCGGTCGAGGAGGTCCGGGGGGAGCCCGAGGGACCGGCGCAGGGGGGCCTCCCCGCGGCGGACGCTGAGGCGGACGCGGAGCCGCTGCAGGCACCGCCGGACGGCCCGCCCGTACGGGTCCTCCGTAGGCACGGGGCTCAGGAGCTCGAACGGGTCGTCGCCCGCGAAGCCGGGCCGGAGCGTGAGGACGGCGCGCATCGTCTAGGCGGCGGGGGGGAGGGGGCGGTCCACGAACACGGCCCCGCGGGGGTCCACGTCGTCGTAGCCGCCCCGGGCGGTCGCGGCCGCGGCGGAGTACGGCGCGTCGGGGTCCGGGAGGCCGAGGAGCTCGACGTCGGCGTCGATCCTCAGCCCGGCCGCGTCGCCGCGCTTCGCCCGGACGCGCTCTAGGACGAACCGCCCGAGGTACTCGGCGCCGAGGAAGGCGTCGACGACCTCCCGGGTCTCCAGGGCCCGGACGACGGCGCCGTAGCGCTCGGCCGGCGTGCTCCGGTCCGTCCCGGCGCGGAGGTTCAGCGCGGCCCCGGCCGTGAACCGGAGCGTGAAGGCGAGCCGGCGGGGCTCGAACCCGGCCGCCTCCAGCTCCGCGGGCGCGTCGGGCGTGAGGGAGACGGCGTACCGGGCCGCGTGCTCGACGGTCAGGTCCCGGGGCCCGTCTAGGACGTCGAGCTCCAGGGCGCCGGACTCCGTGCCGAGGGTGAGGGGGGAGCGGGGCATCCGTCTACGTGCTGCTGGTGTGCTTGCTCTCGCCGTCCGGGTGCGGGGCCGGCAGGTACGTCGGCGCCTGCGGGTCCGGGTGCCCGCCCGTGGGCGGCTTCGCTACGTGGAGCTTGAACGCGGTCTCTAGGCGCTCGAACCGGGCGCGGACGGCGGGCCAGAGCGCGACGGGCACGGCGGAGTCCCGGTCCCCGAACGTGAGCCGGTCCGCGCTCTCGACGTGGACGTTCCGCGGGCTGGAGACCTCCACGCCCCCCTCCGGGTCGTAGGCGAACCGCGTCCCGTCGGGGGCGGCCCAGGCGAAGGCGCCGGCCCGCAGGGCGGCCGCGGACGGCGCGCCGCCGCCGTGCCCGGGGAGCGCCGCGCCGGAGAGCGTGACGGCGCCGAGGACGACGGCGGAGAGCGCGGCGCCGGCCTCCGGGGGCGCGGTGACGAGGGCGACGCAGAGGGCGCCGACGGGCGGGAGGGCCGCGGTCCGGGGCCCGTCCTCCGCCCCGGCCGCGTGCGCGTGCAGGACGGGGAGGAAGTCCGTCACGTACGCCCCCCCCGACTCCGCACGGAGGTCCGGGGCGTCCAGGCGGACGCGCGTGCCGTCCGCGGAGTGCTCGCGGACGAGGCCGAGGAAGGCGGGGGGGAAGGACGGCACGGGGTCAGAGGGAGACGAGGGTGAGCGACTGAGACAGGGCCTCGCCGTCCGAGCGGACCGTGCTCTCGGTGCAGAGGCGGCGGCCGGAGCGGGAGCCGAGGCCGGCGAGGTCCACGACGGTCCCGGCCGCGACGCGGAGGTCGGCCGGGCGGAGGTCGACCCGGGCCTCGCTCCCCGCCCGCGCGCCCTCCCGGAGCGCGGCGCGGCAGAGCGCGCGGGCCTCCGCCTCGCTCTCCACGCGCGCGCGGATCGTCAGGACCTCCGGCGTCCGGCCGTCCGCGCCGGCCTCCGTGTCGCCCACGGAGACGGTGACGACCTTCCCTGTCCCCGCGCTGAGGTAGTCGCACCGGGCCCCGGCGGCGCGGCGGCCGAGGCGCCGGGGGACGTCGTACCCCTGCACCGCGCGGGCGTCTAGGGTGACGGCGTCCGTTCCCGCGAGGCCGCCCTCGTCGTAGACCGTCACGGCGAGGCCGCCGCCCTGCCGCTCCCCGCGGGACCGGACAGACAGGTGCAGGCCGAACCGACGGCAGAGCCGGGAGAGGAACGCCGCGTCGCTCTCGGCCGCCTGGTCCGCGCGGCCGAGGGGCGGGTCCGCGGCAGCGAGGTAGGAGAGGGCGAGCCCGTGCCGCTGAGCGACGGCGGCGCAGACGGCGCGGAGGCTCCCCGCGCCCTCGTAGCTCACCGTCCGTTTCCGCTGCCGAAACCCGTCCGCGGGGGAGCCGAACGCGACGGCCGACTGCGCCTTGACGGTGAGGAGGGAGGGGGCGGGTCCGGAGGCCTCGTCCTCGTCCACCTCGAACGTGCCGAGGGGGAGGACGAGCGGGCGGGTCCCGGACAGGTGCGGCGGCGTGAGGACGGCCGTGAGCCGCGCGCCGGGGGCGAACTCCCAGGAGGCCGTGCCGGCGTAGGCGCCCCGGCCCGTGAACCGGCCGTCGGCGTCCTTCAGCGTGACGGACAGCGTGTCGGCCTCGCCCCGGCTCCGGTCCGTGTAGGAGAACCCTCGGACGAACGGGGAGAGGTCCCGCGTCACGTCCGTCGCGGCGCCGCCGGGCTCCGCGTAGGTGAGGGCAAGGGAGTAGGGGACGAGGCGGGCCATCTCAGCGCTTCCAGGGCGGGAGCGTCACGGCCGGCCCGGACGTCGCCGCCCGCGCGGTCTCGTCCGGGAGCGTGAGGACGGACCCGCCCGGGACCGTCGGGCGGACGGCGAGGAGCGGGTTGAGGCGGAGGAGGTCCGCCTGCCGGTCCTCGGACCCTAGCAGGTCGGCGGCGAGCGCGTCCCATTCGGCGTCGGCGGGCACGGTGTAGGTCCGGGGCATCACTCGTAGTCGGCGAAGCTCACGCGGCGGCGCTCGCGCTCCATGTCGCGGACGACGCGGCGGACGGCCTCCTCTAGCCGCGGGACGGCGGCCTCCGCGCCGCGCCGGACGGCGGCCTCCGCCTCCGGGGAGGCCCCGCGCGCGTCGACGTTGAGGGTGAGGGAGAGCCCGCCGGAGGGGGCCGGGGCGGAGCCGGGGCGGGGGGACGGCGAGAGCGGGGCGACGCCGGCGCCGAGCGGGGCGGGCGTCCGGGAGCGGAGGCCGGGGAGGTCCGGCCGCTCCGCGCTCACCCGGGGGGCGAGGCGGAGGGCCGGGACCGCCGGGCGGTCCGCGGCGCGGGCGGCCTCCCGGAACGCGCCCGTGAGCGCGCGGGCGAGCGGGCGCGGCGTGACGGACGAGGCGGCGAGGTCCATGAGGGACTTGCCGGCCGTGTTGTAGGCGGTCAGGGGGCCCTCCCGGACGGGGGAGCCGGGGACGAGGCGGCGGAGCGGGGCGAGGGCCGACTTCGCCGCGTCGAACAGGGCCCCCGCGGCGGACTTGATGCCGGAGGCGATCCCGCGGATGAGCGCGCGCCCGGCGTCCTTCCAGGAGCCGCCGGACGTGAGCGCCTTGATCGCGGCGAACGCCCCGCGGATCGCGGAGAGGAACAGCCCGAGCGGGCTGATCTGGAACGCGAGGCGGATGCCGGCGCCGATGAGCTTCAGGGCGGGCCAGAGCGCGCGGGCGACGGAGACGACGCCGCTGATCGTCCCGGCGACGAGGCGGACGGCGGGGACGAGCGTGGCGCCGAGGACGCGGCCGACGGTCCGGCCCGCGGCGGCGATCCGCCCGAGCGACTCGGCCGACGGGTCGGACTGCCGGAGGAGCCCGGAGAAGAACCGGCCCGCGGCGGACGCTACGGACCGGAGGCCGTCGAGGAGCGGGCGGAGCTCGCCGAGGGCGGGGGCGAGGGCCTCCCGGAGCCCGTCAAAGACGCCGCCGAAGAACGCCTTCAGCGGCTTCCAGTACTTGTAGACGAGGACGGCCGCGGCGACGACGCCGGCGGCGACCCAGGTGAGGGGGTTGGCGAGGAGGGCGGCGGAGAACGCGAGGGCCGCCTTCGTCGCCGCGGCGAGGGACCCGACGACGGACGCGACGGCCCCGCGGGCGAAGGAGACGAGGGCGGCCCGGCTGCTCAGGACGGCGACGGCCTGCCGGGCGAAGGCGTCCGCGGCGACGGCCGCCCGGATCGGGAGCGCGACGAGGGAGACGGCCGCGGCGAACGCGGCGGCGCGGAGGGAGACGAGGGCGGCGGCCGCGCGGGCGCGGGCCGCCGCCCCGAGGATCGTGAGCGCGCCCGCGCCCCGGAGGCTCGCCGCCGTCGCCGCGCCCTCCGCTACGGCGTAGGACCGGGCGGCGACGAGGGCGGTGAGGTAGTGCCCGCGGAGGAGGCGGAGGCGGACGCTGAGCCCGGCGTAGGCCCGGAGGGCGACGGCGGCGCCCTGCGCCGTGAGCCCGAGCGTGGTGAGGAGCACGCCGCCGGCCACGGCCGCGGCGCTGAACGCCGCGGTGACGAGGACGAGGCCGCGGACGACGGCGGGGTTGGCCCGCGCGTACTCCCGGAACCGGTTGACGAAGGCGCCGAGGCGGGCGGAGCCCGCTTTGAGCGCGGGGGTCAGCGCGTCGCCGACGGTGATCCGGACGTCCCGGAGCTGGTTCCGCGTCACGCCGAGGAAGGCGTTGAGCGTCCCCATCTTCCGGCCGTACTCGTCCGTCAGGCTCCCCGCGTACGCGGCCTCCGCGCCGTACTCCTTCAGGCGCTCCCGGGCGCCTTCGAGGCGGGGGAGGATGCCGGCGAGGTTGTCGGCGAAGTCCTGTCCGACGATGAGGCTGAGCGCGGCGACGGGGTTCTCCGAATCGCGGACGGCCTCCAGGAAGCTCAGGACGCCCTCCGTGCCGTCCCGCTGCGTGAGCCGGCCGAGCTCGGCGACGTCGAGGCCGAGGCCCTGGATCGCCCTCTGCGCCGTCTTGCTCTGCGCCTCCCCCGTGGCCAGCCGGGAGACGAGCGTCGTGAACGCGCGCCCGGCCGTCTCCGGGGGGTCGCCGAGGGCGAGGAACTCGGTGCCGAGGACGCCGACCTCCTGCGCGGTCATCTTCATCTGCGCGGCGACGCCGCCCGCGCGCCGCGTGAACTCCAGGAGGTCGGCGGCCCGCGCGTCGCTCGTGTCGCTGAGCTCGTTGAGGGCGTCGAGGACCGGGCGGAGGTCCTTGACCCCGAGCGAGAACTGGTTGCGGAGGACGGCCACGGAGTCGCCGGCGGACTCCGCGCTGACCTCGTAGGCGACCGACGCCTGCTCTACGAGCCGGGTGTACTCGGCGAGGTCGGAGAACGCGATCCCGCGCTGCCCGCCGGCCGCGGCGATCCCGGCGTGCTCCTCGTGCGTGAGCCGGGACTGCACGGCCATGTCGCGGAGGTCCCGCCGGAACCCCGCGAACTCCTCGCCGGAGACGCCGCGGAGCACCTTCTCGACGTCCGTCATGGACTCCTCGAACTCGGCCGCCGCGCGGACGCCGGAGTAGAGCCCGGCGCCCACGGCGACGCCGCCCGCGGTGAGGGCGAGGCCGGCGTTGCGGAGCCGCTGCCCGGACGTCTCCAGGGCGTCGGCGACGCGGAGGGCGCTCCGCTCCGTCCGCGTGAGCCGCTTGTCGAGGGCCTGGAGCCCGGAGGCGACCTTGTCGGCGCCCTCTAGCCCGAGGTGCAGGCCGGCCCGGAACGTCGCTGTCATCGGCCCCCCTTGTTCTTCAGGCGCTTCGCCTCCTCCGCGTGTCGGCGCGCCTCGGCCGCGTCGGCGGCCGCGAGCGCGGCGTAGAGGTCAGCGGCGTCCTCCGCGTCCCAGTCCAGGGCGCCCGCGCCACAGCGGGCGCAGAGGGCGGCCCAGGCGGACACCGTTAGTCGTTTCCCCCCGCGCGCCCGAGGAACACGCGGACGAGCGCCGTGCTGTCCTCGCTGTCGAGGGCCAGGAGGTCGTGGTACGTGCCCCGGACCCAGTCCCCGCCGCGGTAGAAGTCCGTGACGAGGGCCATGAGGGCGTAGGCCCCCTCCGTCGCCGTCGGCTCCGCGTCCTTCCCGTGCTCCTGCCGGGCCGCGTTCAGGGCGTGCCGCTCGCTGGCGACCTCCTCCCGGCCGGTGTGCCGGAAGATCCGGAACGGGACGCGGCTGAACGGGAGGACGCCGGACCCCTTCACGGTCCGGTCCCCGACGCGGTCGCCCGCCCGCGGGAGCGAGCCGGGCAGGACGAACGCGTGGTCGGCCGCCTTCGTGGCGTCCGTCTGCGCGGCGTCCGCGTGCGCGGTGCTCAGCGGGGCGTCCGTCCGCTCCGCCTCCGGGCGGGCGGTGACGGGCGCGCCGGTCGGCGCGGGGGCGGTCTGCGGGGCGGTCTGCGGGGCGTCCATGATCGGCGGCGGGGGCGGTGAGGGGCGGGTGTAGCGCGGGCGCTACAGGTTGTCGTTGAGGCCGGCGAGGAGGTCCGTCCCGTTGACGATGAGCACGCGGGCGGCCGGGTCCGCCTCGAACACGACGTCGCCGTCGAGGGTGACCTTCAGGTACTGGACCGAGCACGGGATCTCCGGCTCCGCCTGCTCGCCCGGCGTCACGGCGCCCGGGGTGAACCCCTTCGGCTGCAGGACCATGAAGGCGCGGCCGGGCACGTCGACGCGGCCCTTCGCGCCGGCGTCGTAGCCGTCCTCGACCCAGCGGACGTCGACCTCGTGCCGGTTCCCGGGGCCGAGGACCTTGCCGAGGACGGCCTTGCTCATCCCCTTCGGCTTGATCGTCGCCTCCATCGCGGAGGACAGCCGGGGCATGACGACCTCGAGGACGCCGGCCATGCCCATCGCCGTGAGCTCGTCCGCGTCGAACTCGACCTCGGGGAGGTCGACGTCCGCGGTCTGCGGGAGGCGGGCGCCGTCGACGTAGACGGAGGTCCCGTGCACCTTGTGGTTGTAGATCATCGCGGCGGGGTCAGGAGGGGCGCGGGAGGGCGGGCCGGGAGGGCGGGGCGGGCCTAGCCGGCGAGGGAGTCGAAGAAGCCGAGGTTCACGCTGAGCGGGACGTGGACCGTCTCCAGGGCCGGCGGCGGGAGGATCTCGGCGCGGTAGGTGACCTCCCCGGCCGCGAGCTTGTCGGCGGGGTTGTCCTCCGGGCGGTAGGAGGCGGAGAACCCGAGCGTGGCGCCCTCGGCCTTGTACCGGTTGCCGAGGAGCGTGAGGGCGTCCAGGCCCCGGTCGAGCGTCGCCTTCCGGAGCGGGGCGTCGAGGACCTCCGCGAGCGTGAGGACGGCGGCGTTGGCGAGGGCGTTGGCGGCGAGGCGGGCGGCGATGTCCCCGTTGAGGAGGCCGTCCTCGACAGTCTCCGCCGTCGGGGCCCCGTCGAGGTACGCCGAGGTGTGGTTGCCCTGCCCGGCGAAGCCGAGGCGCCCGCGGCGGCCGAACGTGAAGATGCCGGCCCGGCGGAGCGCGTAGACGTCCGCGCGGGTGAGCGCGACGGCCGGGCGGAGGGCCTGCAGGGGTTGCGAGGAGGGGGAGGCGGGGACGCCGCCGTTCTCGGCCGCGGCCGTGTAGAGCATCCCCGCCGCGTGGAGGCTCGCCGGCTCCTCCCGCGTGACGGACTCCCCGGCCCGGCTGAACTGCGCCGTGACGGCGGGCCAGCAGGGGAGGGCGTGCCCGTCGTTGAGGGCCGCGCCGCCGGAGCCGGCCGTGCCCTTCGCGGCGACGGCGGCCGTGGCGTTGTCCTGCGCGGGGGCGAGGTCCTGGAGCGCGAAGCCGTAGAAGCTCCGCTGGTTCCGGGCCGCCTTGTTCCGCAGGGCCTCCGTCACGGAGGCGTCCGTGCCGAACCCGGGAGCGAGGAAAACGGTCGGGACGTACCCCGTCTGCTCGTAGACGGCCTCCGTGACCTCGATGCCGGTGAGCGTCCCCGCCCCGTCGTCGGCGCCGGCCACGTCCGCGGCGTCCACGTCGCCGACGCCGCCGGCGTGGACGTCCGGGTCGTAGACGTTGACGAACAGGACGCGCGGGACGCGGTACCGGTTGAACAGGACCTCGGCGGCGACGCTCAGCGTGAACGTGTCGAACGCGCCGTCGGGCGCCTCCCCGAACTGCGCCTCGAAGTCCGCGAAGCTCTCGCACACGCGGGCCTCGTTGATCGGGCGGGCGGCCGCGTCCGCGATCTGGTCCACGGGAGCGGTGCCGAACACGATGGCGAGGACGCCGTCGGGGTCGGCGAGCTTCGGCGTGGTGCCGGAGGCGAACGAGGGGAAAACGCCGAACTGGGGCATCGGGGCGGGCGCGGGGCGCGGGCGTCAGTCTGAGGGGAGGCCGGGGAGTCCGGGCCTAGAGCTTCCGGAGCTTCTCGGCCTTGACGAGCTCGGCGACCTTCGGGTCGTCGGCCGGGAGGCGGAGGCGGCGGCGCGGCGTGAGCGTCCGGAGCGCGCCGCCGATGTCGGCGACGATGGCGTCGGAGCCCGTGATCTCGTACACGGCCGTCTCGCCGCTCGGCGCGGCCGGCGTCGCCTCCTCCGCGTCCTCGCCGTCCTCGTCGCGGTCGGCGATGAAGTCGCGGACGTTCGTGACGGTGATTTTGCCGCCCTTCCCGGTCCCGGTGATCTCGGACAGGTCGACGTCGTTCTCTTTGGCGAGGGTGACGGCGTCGTCGTAGGCGTTGGGGGCGTTGGAGTCGGCCACGGGGCGCGGGGGTCAGAGGTGGGCGTGGAGCTCGATGCCGGACGGCGGGATCGAGTCCTCCGGGCGGGGGTCGGAGGGGTGCGGCGGGAGGGCCGCGGGCACGGAGAGCGTAGCGGACCAGGCGGCGACGTAGGCCGACACCCCGTCGTCGTCCTCCCCCGTGGGCGCGGTCCCCGCCGGGCCGGCCGGCGCCGCGTCGTGCAGCCGGCCGCCGCGGTCCGTGACGACGGGGCGGGAGAGCGTGACGGAGACGGCGAGGACGGCCGCCGCGACCTCGTCGGAGAACGGGTCCGGCTCCCCGGCCTCCGGGTGCTCCGCGCCCTCGAACCCGGACGCCTGCAGGGTCACGGTCACGTCCCAGTCGACCCGGGCGGTCACGCTCTCCCCGGGCTCCGCCGCGTCGGGCCGGGACACGCGGGCGCGGCCGGGCTCCACGATCAGGGTCGGCTCCCGGCTGACCGGGGCCGAGCCGGTGACGGGCAGGCCGGTCAGGTCCCGCAGGCGCTCCCGGAGCGCGCGGACGTGTTCGGCGAACGGGGCGGCCTGAGCTACGGTCATGGTCGGGGGCCGGTGTCCGGCCGGGCTAGAGCTCGCCGCCGCCGAGCCAGCGGGCGACGAGCCGGGCGATCTCGCGCTGGTCGGCGCGCGTGAGGAGGTAGTGCCGGCGGGGCGGGAGCGTCACGGACGCTTTGAGGACGAGGAGCACGCGGGGCTTCGCCTTCCCCCGCGCGTAGAGGACGGCCCCGCCGGACCGGTCCTCGCGCACGACGGTCCAGACGCGGTAGCCCGCGGCGCGGAGGCCGCCCACGGCGGCCCGGTTGGACCCGGACCCCCGGCCGCCGTGACGGCGGACGAGGCGGCGGGAGGCCCGGGAGGGCGGGAAGGCGAGGAACCGGGCCCGCTTCGGCGTGACCGTCCCGCCCTCGTGCAGGAGCCGGGCCCGGACGTCGTTGCTCCCCCAGGCGGCGTACGTGTCGCCGTAGGCCACCGAGATGGACTGGAGGTACCGGCCGGTGTCGACGAGCGGGGAGGCGCTGCCCTTGGCGGCGACCGTGGCGGGCGCGTTCGCCTCGAAGTCCCCCGCCCGGATCCGCTCCTGCGTGCTGCTCCGGCCGTACTCCGCGACGACCCGGAGGACGGGGCGCGGGGACTCCGCCCGGCGCCGAGCGGCGCGGACGAACTCCTGGAACCCCGAGAGGCCGGACCAGCGGGCGCGCACTACTCCGCCCCGCCGTAGCGCTCCGGGGGCGGCCGGAGCGTCCGGCGGTAGGCGAGGCTGAGGGGGGAGCGGAGGACGTCCGCGGACGCGGCCCCGGGCGCCCCGTGCGCGCCGTCTGAGCCGCCGGCCCCGCGGTCCTCCGCGCCCGCGTCGTAGTCCGCCCCGAAGTAGCCCTCGAGGAGGTCGTCGGCGTCCGCCCGTTTGTCCCGGGCCGTCTCGTCCCGCTCCCGCCGCGCGTACAGCTCGTACTCCGCCCGCTTCAGGACGGCCGCCCGCGTGACCTCGTCGTAGGCGACCTCCTCCCGGCCGTGCCGGAGGAACCGGGACCGGAGCCAGACGAGGGCGCGGGGGAGCGCGACGGCCGCGGCCACGTCGCCGCCGAGCTGCTCGTAGAGCCGCGGGCTCATCTCGGCCGAGAGGTCGGCGGCGGTCGGGGCGTCCATCGGGGGAGGGAGGGGCGGAGACGGACGCGGCCCCGCCCCTAGAGAGGAGCGGGGCCGCGGGGGTTCGCTACGCGCGCGGCCGGGCCGCGGCGGGCTTACGCCGGGTTGGCCGAGGCCCGCGTGATCGCGGAGGGGTCCACGATGGGGAACGGCTTCGACTCGGCGAACACGTCGATGGCGCTGCCGTCCTTCGCCTCGGCGAGGACGAAGCCGACCGGGACCTCGGAGTCGCCGATCTTGAAGTTGTCCTTCTTGACGTTGAGGAGCCGGCGGCCGTCGTTGTTGCCGGTCGCCATGATCCCGTCGTCCTCGACGATCTTCTTGAACCCGGCCGCGACGGCGCCGCCGGGCTGCCCGAGGTCCGGGGCGCCGGGGTGCTCGACCTCCTCGGCCTGCTCGTAGATCGTGTACCCGGCGATGTTGAGCGTCCCCGGGCCGGAGACGGAGGCGGCCACGCGCGTCTCGTTGTTGAGGCCCATGACCTTCTTGGCGAGGGCGGCGAACACGGCCGGGCCGACGTCGATCCGGTCGGTGGCCTTCCCGCGCCGGGCGCGGTGCCGGCGGAGCGCGCTGAGGTCGCTCACGACGACGTCGAGGCCGACGGCGTCGGAGAGCCAGTTGGCGGAGGGCTCCCAGGCCGTGTCGAGCGTGCCGTAGACGAAGTGGTAGATCCCGATGATCTGCCCCTGCGCCCCGGCAATCGGGAAGTTCACCGCGCCCGTCGTGATCGCCTCCAGGCACAGGGCCTCCCGCGTCTTGCGGTGGATGTTGATGTGCCGGTCCATGAGCCGGTCGGCGATGGACTGGAGCGAGTCCCGGGAGACGAGCCGGCGGTCGTTGTACTCCTCCGCCGTGATGCCGTCGACGGTCTTGACCGGCTGCGGCTTGTAGATGGCGAACTGCCCGGAGTCACCGGGGACGCTCACGCCGGGCGCGCCGCGGAGGACGACGGCGACGGGCTTCGTCCGGGTCTTGAACTCCTCGACCGGCACGGTGACCTCGTCCCAGTAGCTCCGCGTCGCCTCCGGGAAGTAGATGTCGGTGACGGGCGTGCCGTAGCTCTCGGAGTCGACGATCCGCTGCGCCACCCGCTGCGGGCGGAAAAGCTCCTGCGCGGAGGAGATGTTGAGGCGGAGGTGGGGCATCGGACGTACGGGGGCGCTGCGCGCCGGGAGTCAGGGGGGAGGCTTGCGGTGCGGTCTAGAGCGCGTAGATCCGGCGCTCGCGGAGGGCGGCCAGGGCCGTCTCGGTCGGGGCCGCCGTCGTGCTCCCGTCCGCGGCCGTAGCGGCGACGAGGCCGGTCCGGGCGACCGTGCCCTCGACGCGGCAGACGGCGACGGCCCGCTTCGCCGTGTCGACGTCCTCGTGGTCCACCAGGACGGCGCGGACGAGGTTGTCGGCGTCCGTGCCCTGGACCCAGCGGACGAGCGTGCCGGCGTCGGCGCCCGTCCCGTCCTTCAGGATCGTCCCGAGGACGTAGACGCCGTTGTCGGCCTTCAGCTTCAGGCTGAGGTCCACGTTGGCCTTGTTGTGCCCGGCGTTGATCGAGCGCTCGCCGTAGGTGAGGAGCGTATCCTTGAAGCTGGCCATCGTGAGGCGCGGGTGGGCGGCGGTGCCGCGGTTCGGTCTGAGGGTGGGCGGGGCGCCCGTTTTAGAACTTGGTGGCCGCCTTCGTCACGGCCTCGTCGGCGGCGGACTCCTCCGGCGTGGCCGCGCTGAAGTCCATGACGACCGTCTCGTGCTCGCGCGCGGAGGCGACGCCGCGGAGGATGTCGGTGAGCCGGGCGATGGGCTCGGCGCCGGGGGCGTCCGCGAAGTCCATCTCGTCGGCGCCGGCCGGGACGAGCGTGTCGGCGAAGTCCCGGAGGGCCGCGGCGGGGCCGGACCCGAGCGCCTCGGCGGCGGCGGCCTCGAGGGCGTCGAGCTGCCCGGCCTTGTGGCGGGCCTCCGCCCGCTGCAGGCGCGCGGAGACGTCCGCGAAGTCCTGGCGCTCCGGGGTCTCCTGGGCGTCCGTCTCCGGCGTCCCGGCCGGGGCGGCGTTCGGGTCGGTCTCGGTCTGCGGCGTGCGGTTCGGGGTCCCGTTGGGCATCGCGGTCTCGGCCGGGTCCTCCGGCGCGTCGGTGAGGTCGGTGACGGCCGCCGTGACGTCGGCGTACCAGAAGTCGGTGAGGTCGACGAGCGTCTGCTCGGCGACGTCGAGGGCGCGGGCGAAGCCGCGGAGCCACTCGTGCCGGGGGTAGGGGATGTCGCCGTCGAGGACGTGCTGGACCGTCGCGCGGTCGACGCCGGCGGCCTGCGCCATCGCGGCCACGACGGCGTCGCGGTCCGCGTAGGCGTCCGTCTCCGCCGCCCGGTTGATCTCGTTGGCGAGCGTCCGGACGAGCGGGCTCCGGTCGGAGAAGTCCCCTCCCCGGCGCGGGCCCGGGTCCGTGACCGTCACGCGGATCTCCTCGGCCTCCTCCGGGTCGCTGAAGTCCAGCTCGGGGAGCCCGGCAATCGCCGGGGGCGTCGCGCCGAGGACGGCGAGGTGGTGGGTGTAGAGCCGGCCCGTGGACGGGTGCCGCCGGATGCCGACGGACCGCTGCCGGAAGAACCCGCCGCGGACGGCGTCCCGGAGGGCCGGGACCGGCGTGACGTCCGCGAACAGGCCCGTGACGGTCCGCGCGGGGTCCTGCGGGTCCGGCGTGTCCTCCGCGGCGAAGTTGCGGACGTTCCCGTACTGGGGCGACGCCTGCGTGACGTGCCCGACGGTGAGGGGGGCGGAGCCGGCGCGGTTGCTCTCCTCCGCGCACTCGCGGAGGTCGTCCGGGCTCAGCGTGAGCCCGTTGCGGTGGGAACCGGAGACGGCGAGGAGGAGGCGGGGCAAGCCGGCGGCGTCAGGTAAGGACGCGGCCAAATAGCACGGGCCCCGCCCGGTCCGCCCCGACACCCCGTCGCCGCTGCCCTCGGGCGCCGTGAGCTACGGCCGCCCTACGCGTCGCGCTTCGCCGGGCGGCGCGCCCAGTAGGCCGTCGGGCCGAAGTCCGGGTCGTTCGCCGTGCCCTCCTCTAGCAGCCAGAGCCGGACGGCCTCCCGGTGGATGAGCCACCCCCGGCCGGTCGCGCGGACGCCCTCCAGGCGGCCGTCGTAGAGCGCCGCGTAGACGGCCTCCGTGCTGAGCCCGAGGAGCTGGGCTAGCTCCTTCGCCCGGTAGCCCCAGACGTCCCCCTCGCAGTGCGCCGTCCCCTTCGGTCCCGGGAGGGCCTCGAACGCGCGGCGGAACCAGTCCGGCTCCTCGACCTCCGCGTCCGGCCTCCGCCGGATCCGGACGCAGAGGTAGCCGGGGAGCCCGGCGTCGGTCGGGGAGCGGGGGCCTGCGTACGGCTGAGTCACGGCGGGAGGGTGTGCAACGGTTGCACGAGTCTACCGCCCGACGGGGTGCCGGCGCTAGGGCCGTGTGCAACGCCTACGCGCCCCGGCCGGATCGCCGTTTCTGGCCCGTACGCCCGACGTTGCGGATCCCGGCGGCTCGGCTCAGGGCGTTCTCCGTAACCCGTTGCGGAACAGGCGACGGACCGAGGCGCCGGAATCCGTCGGCTCGGGCCACCGAGACGGTGGATTCCACGCGCTCGGTGACCATATATGGGATTTACCTACTACCACTCCCAGGGCTGCGCCCTGTGAGTGGTCGCGCGCGCGGCTCAGCGGGCCGCGACTTCCGGGCGGGCGATGGCCTGGACGATCTCCTTGGCGAAGGCGGCGAGCTCCCCTGAGATCGCGGCCGGCGCGTCGGGCGGGAACGTCACCCGTCCCTGGACCACGAACCGGATCGTGCCCCCGTCCTCCGTGCGCCAGACCGTCGGGTCGTCCGTCGGCCTCAGCGTCCGGGCCGGCACGCGCTTGTTGTCCGCGTAGAGCGTGACGGCGCCGGAGCCGCCGAGCTGCACGCGCTTCACGACGTCGGCCTCGGCCTCCCCGAGCCAGACGGCGTAGCGCTCCCCGTCCACGAGGGGCCCGTCGAGGGGCTCGACGAAGATCGGGTAGCCGTTCGGGATGTGCGGCTCCCCGGACGTCCCGACGGCGAAGGTCCAGCCGCCCGCGGCGGGGAGCCGGCCGCCCATCCAGCGGCGCATCATCACGTCCGGGATGAGGACCGGCGACGGGCCCTCGCTGTCGTTGTCCCGCCCCGTCTCGGACGCCCCGTGCCCGGCGGCGGTCACGGGGTAGGCCCGCGCAGAGAAGCCGAGGGCCTCGGCCTCCTCACGCGGCCGGGCCGTCCGGCGCGCGGTGAAGCTCCGGAGCAACGGCTCGTCGGGGACGCCGAACCGGTCACCGCCGGGGGACGTGACGGAGCGCCGGGCGCCCCCGCGGGCGGCGAACGCGGGGGTGCTCTCCCGGAGGAGGCCCCCGCCGGCCGCGCCCTCCGCGCCGGGCTCCTCGGCGGCGGGCCCCTCCTCGTCCCCCGCGCGGAACAGGGCGTCGGCCCCGGCCGCCTTCGGGTCCTCCCCGCGCAGGACCTTCAGGATGAACACCTGGTTGGGCCAGGAGGGCTGCGTCTTGCCGCTGAGGTAGTTGATGAGCGTGCGGAGGCTCACGTCTAGGCCGGCGTCCGTGACGCGCTCGGCCGCGGCCTCCTGCGTGAGCCCGGAGTCCTCTAGGGCACGGGTGAGGGCGGCGGCGAACGGGGAGTCGGTCATTTTTTGGTACGCAAGGCTTGCGCACTACGCAGGCGTTGCGTAGACTACGGGACCTGAAGGCGGCGGTTGCACAGTCTACACGTTGCACCGCGCCCCCGTGTTCACGCACCCACAGAACCGATGAGCGAAGCCGCGCCTGCCACGCCGCGCGAGACCGCCCCGCCGGCCGGGATCACCCTCCCGGACCTCCGCCCCGCGCCGCGCCGCCCGGACGACGCCGAGGCGGACCTCCTCACGGCGGTCCGGCACCGCCGGGCCCTCCTGACCTACGCCTCCGGGCTCATGGACGACGCCGAGTCGGTCGGCTCCGCCCTCGCGGACGCCCTCCGGGACTGGGGCCGGGCGCACTACGGGAGCGCGGACGCCTTCTACCGGGCCCTGTCCGACCGGGCCGAGTGCTCCTGGGGCCACGCCTCGAACGCGCTCCGCTACGGGATCGGCGACGTCCTCACGCACGCCGAGGCCCTGTACCTCGAGGCGGAGGGGGCGACGGCCCCGGAGGTCTAGCCAAAAAAAGCGCGGCCGCCCCAATTGCCACACCGGGACGGCCGCACCCACAGAACCGATGAGCGGTCGCCCGCCTCGGTCGTCCCCTGAGGGGACGCCGGAAGGTACGGCCGCGCGCCCGCAGATGTTGCCCGAGCCCGTGATCGTCAGAGTCTCCTCCCGCCGCCGCTACACGGCCGTCCCCGCCGCCGTCACCGAGGACTCCCGGTTGAGCTACGCCGCGCTCGGCCTCCTCTGCTACCTCCTCGGCCGCCCGGACGACTGGGAGGTCGACGCCGGGGCCCTCGCCGGCTCCCGCGGGACGACGGAGTACGCGGTCCGGAAGCTCCTGAAGGAACTGCGCTCCCGCGGCTACGCCCGCCTCGCCCGGCCGCGGGACCCGGACACCGGCCGCGTGGCCGGGACGACGTACGAGGTCACGGACGAGCCGGACGGCTGGGCCCTCCGGCCCGAGACGGCCGACGACGTGCCGGGCCTCGACGGCGGGCCGCTGAGCGAGCCGGAGCGGGCGTACGCCACGGCGTTCGGCGCCGACGCCCTCGCCCGGCTCAACGCCTACCAGCGGGAGCTCGTCCGGAAGATGAAGGACGCGGGCGCTCGGGCGGAGGCGTTCCACGTCTGGCGCGGCAACGACTACCTGAGCCGGAACGTCTCCGGGCTCCTCGACCGCTACGAGCGGGCGCGGAAGGAGGCGAAGCGCGCGGCCGCGAGCGCGGGGCGGCCGGCCCCGGGCCGGACGGCGCGGACGACGCGGGACGTCACGGCGGAGGACGCGCTGCGCGACGCGGCGGAGGCCCTGAACGACCTGCAGGGCGCGGGCCCCTCCGACCGTGTCTGACGTCACGCCCTACGCGGCGCCCGGGGCGGGCGCGAACGCCGGCACGGCCGTCGCCCTCCGCGGCGGGCTCACGCCGGCCTCCCTCGCCCCGGAGGACTACGCCGCCCCGGCCTCCCTCGCCGACGCGCTCGGCGTCATCGCCCGGCTCCGCGTCGACCTCGGGCTCGGCCTGAAGCCGGACCGGATGAAGGCCCTCGCCGCCCGGCTCGTGGAGGCCGGCTACACCCGCGCGGCCCTCGCGCACGCCGGGCAGGCCCTCGCCTTCGACGAGCCGCTCACGCGGGCGCTCCGGTACCCGGAGGGGACGGTGACGCCCGCGGACTTCGCGCGGGTGCTAGGGGACGCCGACGGGCCCGCGCGCCGGGCGAAGCTCTACACCTACCGGCAGGCGTTGACGGAGCACGACCGGACGGGCGGCGGGCCCTTCCCCGGCGCCGCCTGGGTCCGCGTCGACGCGGACGGAGACGGGCCCCCGAGGTGGCGGAAGGCGTGAGCGAGCAGCACGACAGCGGCGGGCCGCAGGACCGCGTCCCGATCATCGATGAGCGGGACCGGGCGGGGCGGCCGGTCCCGGCGGCCGAGGCGTTCGGGGCCGACGTCCTCGACGTGTTCGAGGCGTCCGGGTGGATGAGCGACGGGCTGAAGGTCCGGTGCCGGGAGTCCTACCGGCAGGGCCGGCGGGACCAGCTCCGGGAGTGGGCCGGCCGCGGCCGGGACCTCAGCGGGCTCTCCGACGGCACACGGCGGACGGTGCTCCACATGAAGCGGACGGGGGACGTATGACGCGCCTGAGCCTCATCCCCGCCCGGGACCTCGCGGACCTCCTCCGCGCTCTCCGGCCCGACGAGCTGGCGGTCCCGTTCGCCTGCGCGCCGGGGCAGACCGTCACGGACGCCGCCGCCTTCCTCCGCGGGACCGCCACCGCCATCGACGCCGGGAGCCCGCCGGCCTACGAGCGCGGCCGGGCCGCGCTCCCGCACGTCCGCGTCGCCCCGCGCGTCACCGCGCACGAGGACGCCCCCGCGCAGGACGTGCCCGAGCCGCTGACGGTCCCGGACACGGAGCCGGAGCCGCCGGTGAGCCCGGACCCGAAGCCGGACGCGGAGCCGGCCGTCCCGCCCGCCGCCCGGCCGAAGCCGCGCCGGAGACCGAAGCCTCCCGCGGGCCCCGTGCAGGGGTCCCTCTTTTAGTCCCCCCTCAGCGTCAGCCACACCACGCTATGGACCTGTTCAGCCAGCCCCCGCCCGTCCCGGACCACCCCTGCCCGGACGCGAAGGCGCTCCGCCTGCTCACGCCGGAGGACGCCGGCCCTGCGCCCACGCTCCCGGACGAGCCAGCGCACGCGGAGGACGTCGCCCCGCCGGACTTCGACCTCGACGCGGCGCTCCACGGGCGGAACCTGTTCGGGGAGCCCGTCACGCTCTGCGAGGCGCAGGGGGGCTCGCAGTCCCGCAACGCCCTCGCGGACCGGTACCTCATCCCCCCGTTCAGCGTCCTCCGCGCCGACACCGGGGACTGGCAGGAGCGGAAGCGGGCCTGGCTCGGCCTCGGCATCGAGAGCGAGGTCGGCCGGTCGTCCGGCCTCACGCTCGCCGAGGACTCCTACCGGATCCACGAGGCGTACTACGGGAAGGCCGGCGCGGCGGCGGGGAAGAAGGCGCCGACGACGAGCACGTTCGACCCGGTCCTGTGCGAGCTGAGCTACCGGTGGTTCTGCCCGGAGGGCGGCCGCGTCCTCGACCCGTTCGCGGGCGGGTCCGTCCGGGGCGTCGTCGTCGCCGCGCTCCGGCGGGCCTACCACGGCATCGAGCTCCGGGCCGAGCAGGTCGCGGCCAACCGCGAGCAGGCCGCGCAGATCGTCCCGGCCGCCGCCGCCGCGCGGACCCTCACCTGGGTCACCGGCGACTGCCGGGAGCGCCTGAGCGACGCGCCGGAGGCCGACTACGTGTTCACCTGCCCGCCCTACGGCGACCTCGAGCGCTACAGCGACGACCCGCGGGACCTCAGCACGCTCCCCCTAGAGGAGTTCGCGGAGGGCTACGCCGACGCGCTCGGCCGGGCCGCGGACCGGCTCCGCCCGGACCGGTTCGTGACCATCGTCGTCGGGGAGTACCGGGACCGCGACGGGCACTACGTCGACTTCGTCGGCATGACGAAACGGGCCCTCCGGGACGCCGGGCTCCACTTCTACAACGAGGCCGTGCTCTGCACGCCGCTCGGGACCGTGCCGATGCGGACGTCCCGGCAGTTCGCCGCCTCCCGGAAGCTCGGGAAGGCCCACCAGAACGTGCTCACCTACGTCAAGGGCTCCTGGCGGGCCGCGGCGGAGGCGTGCCAGTCCGCGGACGACCGGGCCCTCCGGACGGCCGCGTAGCTCACCCGCCGGGACGCCACGCCCCCGGCTCTCACCCCAACCCACAGACCGATGCAGGACGGAACGCAGAACACGAACGACACGCCCGGGGGGGACGCCGCCGAGGACTTCGGGGGGCCGCACCTCCTCCCGCTCCCAAGCTCGCCCCTGGAGACCTGGGCCTTTTACTTCGGCGAGATCGTGGAGAACCGGCCGCGGGAGGAGGCCGAGGCCGTCCTCGACGTCATCGGGACGGCCTGCCAGGACGCCGCGACGCTCATTCACGAGCGGCTCTCCGGGCACACGGGACGGGAGCCGAACGGGTCCGAGATGGTCACGGCCCTCGGGATGTTCTCGTCCAGCTTCGCCGCGGCGATGGCCGACTCCCTATGCACCGAGCACCGGCACCCGTCGGACGTCGCCGCGCGCGGGGAGTACCTGCGCGAGATCCTCACGGCCGTCGTCGGCGCGTTCATGTCCGCGGAGCGCGGGCACGTCCGGGACCTCACCTCCCGGAACTGACCGTGGCGCAGTTCGACCGCTCCTGGCTCCTCCGGCACGCCGGCCGCGTCGTCGGCCCCGCCCCGGACCTCCCACCGGAGACGGAGGAGGAGGCGCAGGCCGCCGTCGTCCGCTGGGCCGACGGCACGCCGCTCCCGCCCGGGACGGGCGCGCCCGGCGCCCGCCTCGGGGACTACCTCCTGCACGTCCCGAACGGCGGCGTGCAGTTCCGCAAGACGGCCGGCCGTATGAAGGCCGCGGGCCGGCGCGCGGGCGTCCCCGACCTCCTCCTCCTCCTGCCCGTCCCGCCCTACGCCGGGTGCGCCGTCGAGATGAAGCGGGAGACGGGCGGGACCGTCCGGCCCGCCCAGCGGATCTGGCTCGCGCGCCTCGCCGCGGCCGGGTACGCCGCCTGCGTCTGCCGCGGCCGCGACGCCGCGCAGGACGCCCTCTCCGCCTACGTCCGCTCCGCGGACCTCACGCCCCACCTGTTCACGCCCTAGATGCCCCGCCGAACGCCCACGCTCAGCCCCGCCCTCCGCGCCCGGCTCTCCGCCATCGCCAGCGCGTGCGAGGACGCCGCGCTCGCCCCCCGCGGCGCCGTCCTGAACAAGCGGAGGACGGACCGCAACACGGAGGCCCGCCGGCTCTACTTCGCCGTCGCCACCGACGTGGCCTACGTCCCGCACGCGGACGCGGCCGCCTACGCCGGTCTCGACCGGACGACGGTGTACCACCACCTCCGGACGCACCGGGACCTCCTCAGCGTGGACCCGGCCTACCGCGCCCGGTTCGCCGAGGCCTCGCGCCCCTTCCTCCCGCAGACCCCCTAGCCCGTGCTCGCCGTCACGCACACGTCCGCGCCGGGCGTCCCGGTCCCGCTCCCCGGCGGCCCCCTGACCGGGCCCCGCGTCACCGTCCTCCGCGCCCGGTTCGCGGCCCTCACCGGCTACGCCCCGGAGGAGGCCCGGCGCCGGGGGTTCCGGATCACGCCCCTCCCCGCCGGCTAGCCCGGCCCGCGCCGTCCGGCCGACGGCACGCCGCACGCCACACCGCGGCAGACCCACAGACCAATGAGCACGACCATAGCGCCCGCGCCGACGCCCACGGCGTCCGTGGAGACCGTCACCCCCTCCCTCGCCGCCGAATGGCTGGCGCGGAACGACAGGAACCGCCCGCTGAGCCAGCAGACCGTGAAGCGCTACGCGGCGTTGATGAGGGACGGCCGCTGGATGGTGTCCTGTGACGCCGTCGGGTTCGACACCGACGGGCGCCTCGTCAACGGACAACACCGGCTCAGCGCCGTCATCGCCTCCGAGACGCCGGCCGCCCTCCTCGTCGTCCGCGGCCTCTCCCCGGACGTTTTCGAGGTCCTCGACACCGGGAAGAAGCGGAGCGCCTCGGACGCCCTCGCGATCCTCGGGTACGAGAACTACACCGTCCTCGCCTCGGCGGGCCGGCTGTTCACGAACTACCTGAAGTTCGGGCGGCTGTCCGGGTCCATCGTCACGACCGCCGCGGAGAACGAGGAGGTCGTCGAGACGGTGCAGGCGTTCCCGCACCTGCAGGACTCGGCCCGGCTCCTCGTCCGGTACAAGAACGACCTGATCGGGATCGCCTCCGCGTCCGTGCTCACGTTCGTCCACGCGATCTACGCGCAGACGCACCGGGCGGAGGCCGACGAGTTCATGGAGAAGCTCGCCACCGGCCACGGGATCGGCGACGGCGAGCCGGTCGGCGTGCTGCGGAATCAGTTGATCCGGGCCGCCCTCACGGGCAACACGAAGCTGGACCGGGACGCGCTCCTCGCCCTCGTCGTCCGAGCTCTCAACATGACGATTGCGGACCGCCGCGTGCGCCAGATCCGCTACAGCCCGAGCCAGCAGGACTTCCCCCAGCCGGACCTCGACGCGCTCCCCTCCGCGTAGCTCGTCGCACCGAAGGACCCCCGCCCCACGCCACACCGGGGCACAGACCCACAGACCGATGGACCTCACGCAGAGAGACCTTTTCGGCCCCTCCGGGCCGCCCACCTCGGACTACCCCGGCGGAGACGCCCGGGAGGCCGAGCCCGAACCGCTCAGCGAGTCCGGCCCCCCGTCCGGGACCGTAGCCGAGGCACGCAACGCCCTCCGCGCCGGTTGGCTGCAGGGCCGGGAGTGCCCGTGCTGCAACCAACTCGTCAAACTCTATCGTCGCCCGCTCACCGCCTCGATGGCCCGCGTGCTCCTCGGCGTGTTCGCCGCGGACGAGGAGCGCCGGTCAGGCCGGGTCCTCCCGGCGTCCTACGCGACGGCGGACGGGACCTACCACCTCGGCCGGCTCATCACGGAGCGGCCCGGGTTCAGCGCCGCCGTCCGGGGCGGGGGAGACGCCTCTAAGCTCCGGTTCTGGGGCCTCCTGTTCCCCGTCGAGGGTGAGCGGGAGGACGGGAGCCGCCGGAACGGCTGGTGGCGCCTCACGGAGCGCGGGCGGCGGTTCTGCCAGGGCGCCCTCGCCGTGCCCCAGTACGTGTTCATCTTCAACGACACGGCGTACAGCCCGGAGGCGGCCGGCGTCCCGGAGGAAAAGCGCGGCGGGCTCGTCACGCTCCGGGACGTCATGGGCGAGGGGTTCGACTACGCGGAGATGATGGGTGCCCTGCGCGGCGTCCGCCCGGCCGGGGTCCGGCGTGCGGCGTGACTATCAAGCCCTGCCCCTTCTGCGGCTCCGAGCGCGCCGCGTACGTGGAGATGGACCCGGAGTCGCCTCGGGGCGCCTACAGGGCGCGCTACGTGTGCGGCTGCGGCGCGGCCGGCCCCTCCGTGCCGTTCGCCAACTCGAAGGCCGAGACGGACACCGCCGCGCGCTTCGCGTGGAACGACCGCGCCGAGGTCGCCGCCCAATGACCTTCGGCCCCCAACTCCCGCCCCTGCAGACGCGGCACAACGCCGCGCAGTGGCTCCACGGTCGCGGTCAGGCTACGTCCCCGCTCGGGGAGCGGGCCGCGGCCGTCCTCGGCGTCGTCTACAGAGGCATCTACAACGCGCCCCTAACCGCCTCCACCTGGGACGGCCAGCCGTTCGCCCACCCGCATTTCGTGCAGGTCAGCGTCTACGGCGAGCTCGCGACGTTCGACGCGGACGGGCTCACCCGCCTCGTCTGCGCCGCGCACGACGCCGCGGTCCGCGTGAGCGTGAGGCCGGCGAGCAACCGGACCTTCCGGCTCGGCTTCGCCGCCCGGGACCGGGAGGGGAGCGAGGTGCACCAGCGCCTCTACGACCGGCACCCCCGGCTAGAGGAGGCCGTCGCCCGCGTCCGCCGCGCGGCCTACGAGGTCCCGACGCACGCGGTCACGGAGGACCCCGTCCGCGCCGCGGCCCTCGCCGCCTGCCGGGCGCTCCTGACCGCGGAGCGCGTCCCGCCGGAGGAGGAGCGCTACGAGGGGGATCACCACGCGGCGGTCGAGGCCGCCCGCGCCGCCCTCCGCCTCGCCGGCGACCCGCTCGCGGACGCCTACGGGTTCGACCGAGGGGGCGATGAGTGAGCTACACGAACTGAGGGAGGCCGCGGCCGACCTCCGCGCCGCGGCGGCCGAGGCCCGGGAGGCGGCCGGCGAGCTCCGCGAGGCCCGGACGCGCGACGCCCTCGGCCCGGACGCGCTCCTGCCCTACGGGGAGTTCCTGAAGGCGAACGGGCTCAGCTACGAGCTCGGCGACCGTCTCCGGCGCGAGGGGACGCTGAAGGTCCTCCGGGCCGGCGGAAAGCTCGTCGTCCGCGCCGGGCACGCGGCGGAGTTCGCCCGCGCCCTCCCTCTCGCCAAGCCGGCCGCGAAGCGGACCGGGGGGCCGCGCAGGCGGAGGACCGCATGAGGCACGTTATCCCAATCTCGGGCAAGGACTCCCTCGCCGCCGCCATCGTTCAGACGCGCCTCGAGCCGGAGCCTCCCGGTGGAGGGCGCTACGAGTTCGTTTTCAACGACGTCGGCGCCGAACTCCCGGAGACGTACGCCTGGCTACGGAAGGCGGAGGAGTTCCTCGGGGCCCCCATCGTACGCGTCGGGCACTCGCTCCCGCGCATGATCGCGGACGAGTACGACTACTACCTGCCGGGGCCCCGGCAGCGCTACTGCACCAAGATGGCGAAGATCCGTCCGTTTCTCCGCTGGCTCCGGGGGGACGAGGCGACCGTCTACTACGGGCTCCGCTCTGACGAGGGTCACCGCGGACGAGACCCGGCACAGGCCCCGAACGTCACCCCGCGGTTCCCTCTACGCGACCGCCGGCCGCTCGACCTCCGAGGCGTCCTCGTTCTTCTGGAGGCGCACGGCCTCACGCCGCCCACGTTCACCTGGGCCTCCCTCGGCGCCCGGTGCGACGAGATAGCTGGGCCCGGGTGGGAGGAGCACCTGCCGGCCTGGCGCGTGCACCAACTCCTAGCGTGGCGGACCCGGGCTAACTGCTACTTCTGCTTTTACCAGCGGCAGTACGAGTACGCCGGGCTGTTCGAGCACCACCCGGACCTGTTCTGGGAGGCGTGCCGGATGGAGCGGGTGTCCGAGGCCCGGAACGGCTACACCTGGCGGCAGGGCTACGCGCTAGAGCGGTTCGCGGACCCGGAAGAACGCGCCCGCGTGCGTGATCGCAGGGCACGAGAGGTCCTGAAGATCGCGCACGCCGCGAAACAGGGGACGTTGTTCGGGGAGTCGGGCGACACCCTGATCGCGACGACCTCGTGCGGGCTCCTCTGCGGCAAGTGAGCCGATGGACCCGAACCCCCTCCGCACCCCCGTCGCCGTCACGCTCCCGTTCGAGGAGTGGCTGCAGGTCCGCGGCGTAGCCCACGCCGGCGCCCGGCACCTGGAGCCCGCCGCGGAGGCCGTCCGGGACGTCCTCGACCGGGCGTTCCGGGACGCGCTCCTCTCTCAGTTCTCGTCCGAGGAGATCGACGCGCTCCACGCCGCGCGGGGCCGGGAGCTCGGCTAGTCCGGCCCGGGTGCGACACGCGGCTGGCGTTGCACGCCCCTACCGTGCTACCCTCGTGCCCGCTCGCCCACACCCCAGACGTAGTGCCCGCCGATGCACACTTCCCGCCCCTCCGCGAGAGGAGGGAGCCGACGCTGATCCAGAAGCGGCCCGGCCGCTGGACCGCCCGCTACCGGCACGCCGGCCGGACGAAGGACGTCTCGCTCGGACTGACGACGAGGCCGGCCGAGTCCGCAGAGGCCGCGCCGAAGGCGGTCCGGGACCGGTTCCGCGCGGACTTCGTCCTCCCGTACCTCCGCGGCGACTACTCCCCCTGGGCCCGGGACGCGGGCGGGGAGGCGGACGGGCTCCTCACCGTAGAGGAGGCTAAGGAGGCGTTCCTCGCGCGCTACGCGCCCGGCCGGACGCGGCAGACGTACGAGGGGCACCTCCGGCGGTTCGACGCTACGCTCGCGCCGCACACGCTTCTCAGGGAGGTCACGCCGGAGGACGTCCGGGCCTACGTCTACCGCGACGGCGTGGCGCCGAGCACGCGGGCGGCGACGTGGCGGCACCTCCGGCGGTTCTTCGCCGCGATGGCCGAGGCCGGCGCCGTCGCCGCCTCCCCCGTCGACGTCGTCCCGCGCCCGCGGAAGGACCGGACCGCGCGGGCGTTCGTCCTCCCGGGCGCGCTCCTCCCCGTGCTGAGCAAGGCGGACGAGTTCGAGGACCCGGCCGTGAGCGGGGCCCTCCGCATCGCCCTCGGCACCGGGCTCCGGCGCGGGGAGCTCGCCGCGCTGCAGGCCGCGGACGTCGACCTGCAGGCGGGGACGGTCACCGTCCGGCGCAAGACGGAGGCCGCGCACGGGCTGAGCTTCCGGCCGAAGTCCCGCGCGGACCGGCGGGTGACGCTCTCCCGGTTCGCGCGCGGGGAGCTGGAGGCCGCGCTGAGCCGCGCGGGCGGGTCCCCGCGCGCGTTCCTCTGCAGCCCGGACCCGGCCTACCCCGTCAACCCCTCCCGGCTCACGCACGCCCTCTCCGACGCGCGGGACCTCTCCGGCGGCCCGGCCGGGCTCACGCTGCACGGGCTCCGGGGGCACTTCATCACCTACGCCCTCCTCCTCGGCTGGCCCGTCCCCCTCGTGCAGGCGCAGGCCGGGCACGCCGACAGCCAGACGACGCTGAGTTACTGGCGGGACTCCGCCTCCCTCCTCGACCGCCGGGGGCTCAAACGCTTCCGGAAACAGGCCGAGGCGCTCGGGTTCGAGCCGTACGAGTAAAAAAAGTCGCCTCGCCTGAAACCAGCCTGATACGCTGGTGTATATTCCCTAAGCCGGCGCACGCCACACCGCGCCGGTTCCCCTGCCCTCAGCCACACCGGGGGCGCTCACCAAACCCACAGACCGATGAACGCGAACGACACCGCCGTCCTCGCCGCCTTCCTCTCCCTCGGCGTCTCCGACGCCCTGAGCTTCACGACCGCCGAGGTCGCACGCGCCGCCTTCGGCCCGGACACGTCCTCAAAGTCCGCCGAGTACCAGACGGCCCGGCGCTCCCTCTCCGCCCTCGCCGACGAGGGCCTCGTGGAGCCCCACAAGCTCGGCCGCTCCACGGCGTACTGCCTCACCGACGCCGGCCGCGAGGCCCTCGGCGTGACGGACCCGCGTGCGGAGTCGGCTCCGGCGTCCGGGTTCGACCCGTCCGCGAAGCTCAGCGAGCACCGCGCCGCGGTCAAGGCGATCCCGGGCGCGCGGACTTACCGCCGCAACCTCCGCGCCGGAGGCTACTACGTCCACATCAAGGGGGACGAGAACCCGGACCTGCGCTCTAGCGGCGGCCCGCACGTCAACCTCTGCCAAGCCCACGGGACGACGTATGCGTACGAGTCTCAGCGGTTCGCGCGGCACTACCTCCCGACCGGGAACTGGTGCCCGAAGTGCGCCGAGCTCGGGCCGGACCCGGAGCCCACGAACGAGGTGCCGCCGCAGAAGCGGACGGCCGAGACGGCGCGGGAGGCGAAGCGGGCCCTCGCCCACGCCCCGCTTGCCGTGCCGGGCGACTACAAGGCGCGCGACGCGTACTGCGTGCCGACTTCCCTGGCCATCCTCACCGGGCGGACGGCGCAGGAGTGCGAGGCCGCGATCCGCGCCGTGCGGGGGCAGGAGGAAGCGGCCCCCGTCGTAGGCGTCACGGTCTACCATCAGATCCAGGCCGCCCGCGCCCTCGGTTGCGCGATCACCCCGTACGAACCGGCTAAGGCCCTCCTCCTGGTGGACTCGGGGCGGCGCTACTCCCGCCGTACGCTCCGCACGCTCCTCCGCGACCACGGCGACGTGTTTGAGAGCCGGCCGCTCTTGTTCGAGGTCAGCGGCCACGTTTTCGTGGTGAAGGACGGCGTGCTCTACGACAACAACTACCCGGAGGGCGTCCCGGCGGTCACCTCGCATTGCGCCGGCTGCCGCGTCACGGGAGTCTACGCCGCGGACTGCACCCCGGCCTAGTGCAACCGGACCTGTTCTCCTCCCTCAGCGGAGCGGGGCCGCTTCCGGCCCCGCTCACCCCGGTCCAGGCCGTCGCGCTCCCGTGCGGCGGCCGGGCCCACGTGAAGCGGGACGACCTCCTGAGCACGCACGGCGTCCTCGGAGGGAAGGGCCGGACCCTCGCCGCCCTCGCGGACGGGGCGAGCGGCCTCGTCGTCTACGCCGCGCGGGAGTCCCCTCAGCCGGCGCGAGCGGCCCGGCTCTGCCGGGAGCTAGGGCTGCCCTGCCGCGTGCACGTCCCGGCCGGGGCGGGGACCGAGAGCGTCGCGCAGGCGGAGGCGGACGGGGCGACGGTGATCCGGCACCGCCCCGGCTACCTCTCCGTCCTCTCCGCGCGCGCCCGAGAGGACGCCGCGCGGACCGGCCTCCGCCTCGTCCCGTTCGGCGGGCTGAGCCGGGCCGCGGCCGAGGCCCTCGCCCCGCAGGTGCGGAACGTCCCGGAGGACGCCGGCCGCCTCGTCGTCCCGCTCGGCTCCGGCACGACGCTCGCGGGCGTCCTCCTCGGCCGGCAGACCTACGGCCGCCGCTGGCCCGTCCTCGCCGTCCGCGTGGGGCACGACCCGTCCCGGTCCCTCGACGCCCTCGTGCCCGGCTGGCGCGCGCTCTGCGCGGTCACGGACGCGCCGGAGGCGTACGCGGAGGCCGGGGACGGCGAGCTCCCCGGCGTCCCGCTCCACCCGAACTACGAGGCGAAGTGCGTCCGGCACCTCCGGCCCGGCGACTGCCTCTGGGTCGTGGGCTCCGCGCAGGCCGTCGAGGCCGAGGCCGTCGAGCCGGAGGCCGTCGAAAAAAACGGCGGGGGACTGGATCCACTCTGATACGTTGGTGTATCATTTACACAGGCGCCCGCCACACCGCGCCCGCTCACCGCCGCACGCCACACCGCGGCACAGACCCACAGACCGATGTTCAGCACGCTCACCCGCCGGGGACGCGCCAACGCGCGCCGGTTCGCCTCCGCCCAGCGCGCCTACGACCTAGCCCTGCCCCCGTGCGAGCGCGAGGGCCCGTACTGCGTCCGGTGCGGGAGCCCGGAAGTGATGACGGACCGGGGAGACCACGAGACGGGCCCGACGTTCGAGTGCCCGGGGTGCGCGGCCCGGGAGGAGCGGCACCGCGCGCGAGGCCGGTTCCTCACCCGGCGGACCCGGGCGCGCGGGGAGAGCCGGCGCGCGGAGGCGTTCCGCCTGCGCGGCGGCTACCGGACCGCCCCCGCGCACCCCGTCGTCCGCGGCGTCTACCCGGACGGGGCCCCCTTCTACCGGGTGTGTCTGACGGACTCCGGGCTAGAGACCTACACGCGGAGCGCGGAGCGGGCCGGCGTCCGGCTCCTCCGCGTCGACCTCGCCCGCGCCTCCCGCCTCCCGGACTCCCACCCGGCCGTGCCGGAGCCGGAGTACGACCTGCCGTTCTAGCGGCCGGCCCGGCGCGCGGGTAGCTCCGCCGCCGGGCCCTGCCTCCCGCCGGACTAGGCCCCGGCCCGCGCGCCCCGGACGGGCGCAGAGCGGCACGCCACACCGCCGCGCAGACCCACGGACCGATGCCGAACACGCTCACCGCCCCCTCCCCCCGCGCCCGCGCCGACCGCGACGCGGCGCTCCTGACCGCCTACAACGCCGGGGCCCTCGCCGCCTGCACCGGGGCGCCCTGCCCGCACGCCGAGGGCACGCCGGAGTTCGACGCCTACCACGCCGGGTGGGGCGACGCCCTCCGCGCGCGGACCGTCCCCGCCGCCGCGCTCCGCCGGACCGCGCGCCTCGCCTAACCCCGCACCGTGGCCCGGCCGGGGACGTCCCCGGCCGGCGCCTCAGACCCACAGACGAATGAGCACCGCCCGCCGCATCGCCTCCGGAGAGGAGAGCGCCGCCGCCACGCACCACCCGGCGCCGCCGGAGTCCACGAGCATCGAGGGGTTCGCCCTCACCTCGCCCGCCGGCTACTACGTCCTCGTATCCGCCCTCTGCCTCGCCCGCCCCGGCTGGGCCGTCATGCGGGGCCTCCCGCTGTCCCACCCGCTGATCGGCGCCGCCGTCCTGGACGTAGACCGCGGCGCGCCCGGCGCGGCCGAGCACGTCCGGGCGTTCTTCTCCGGCCGCGGGGCCGGCGCCTACATGAGCAGCCGGGACCCTCAGCGGATCGCCGACATGAAGCGCTGGCTCGGCGGCCGGCTCCCCGGGCAGACGGAGCTCGAGCGTCGGATGCGGGACCGCGCCCGGGAGACCGTCGTGGCCCTCCCCGGCGGGCCCGGTGAGTACGCGGTGAGCTACGCGGGCAGGGAGGGGGAGGACCCCTACCCGGTCGGGACGTTCTCCGGCGTCCGGCAGGCCGAGGCCGCCGTCTACGTCGCCGCCGCGGAACGGGCCCTCCGAGGGCGCCCGGACTTCGGGCCCGAGGCGTTCGCGGTCCGGTCCCTCACCGCGGACGGACCCGGGCACCCCCTGCAGACGGCGGACCTCCTCAGCGCCCGCCTCGGCTTCGCCCCGCACCGCGGCGCGCCGGGCCCCTACGCCCCAGACGAGGCCGAGGGGTAGGCGACGGCGCGAGGTCGAAAAAAGTCGGCCCGCCTGAAACCAGCTTGATACGCTGGTGTATATTGAGCACACGGCGCACGCCACACCGCGCCGACTCACCAACCCCACAGACCGATGCCCCGCACCTTCGCCTCCGCCCTCGCCGAGATCTCCCAGGGTCACGTTGACTCCGCCGCCCGTGACGCACAGAAGATGCGCGAGAAGGCCGCCGAGATCGCCGCGGCCGACGACGACGCCCTCGCGCTCCGCCTCACCGCCGACCTCGCCGCCTGGTACGGCAAGGCCGCCGCGACGGCGACGGAGAAGGCCCGCGCCGTCCGCGCCCTCCAAACGCTGAACGAGGAGTTCTCCGACCCGGAGGGCGACGTGACGCAGGCCGACGTGATCGAGTACCTCGCCGGGCGGCTGGCGCAGTCCGTCCGTTCCGCCTACGTGTTCACCGGCTCCGGCTCCTCCGGCGCGGGGCACCGCGCGCAGGAGGAGGGCGCGGCCGAGGGGCACGCGGAGGCCGCCCGGATCTTCGCCCGGACGCTGCAGGCGCTCCGGCGTGCCGAGGACTACGCCGTGGCTTCCTGGGAAGCAAAGACGGCGGACGCCGCCGTCGCCGCCGACCGCGCCCTCGCCGCCTTCGACATCGTCTACTAGGCGCGTCCCCGGCCCGGCGGTGGGTAGAACTGCCGCCGGGTCCTCCGCCTCACGCTGAGGCGCACCGCGCCGGACGGACTCCGGCACCCGCCCCACGCCACACCGGGGCACGCCCACAGACCGATGCCGAACACCCGCACCGCCAACGCAAAGAAGGACGCCCCGCCCCGCCGCGAGGTCGGCGTCTACCACCCGTCCGAGGACTTCGTGACCGCGCCCGCGCACGTCGCCGTCATGGACTCCGAGACGAGCGGGCTCGTCGCCGTCACCGGCTACGCGGACGAGGAGCCGGACGTCCTCCGGGCCTCCGCGGAGGACGCCGCCGCCTTCGCCGTCGCGCACGAGGCCCTCCGCGCCTGCTCGTTCGCGCTGAGCGTCCTGAAGTCACACGGCCTGTTCGAGCTCAGCGAGCAGCTCGCCGCGGACAAGCTCACCGCCGTCCTCACGCGCCGCGACGACGTCCGCGCGGACGCCCTCCGGCAGTTCGACCTCTCCGAGTAGCCACGGCGCCGGACCTCCCCGGCGCCCTCCCTCACCCGGCACGCCACACCGCCGGACAGACCCACAGACGAATGAAGAACCTAGCCCGCCGCCTCGCGCGGCTCCTCCTCCGCTACGCCGGGGACGCCGGCCCGGCCGTCTCCTGCGCGGACCTCCGCCGGTTCGCCGAGGCGCAGGAGCGCATGGCGGACCACCTCACGGCCGCGGCCGAGGAGCCGACGACGCCGACGCTCCGCCGGTTCAAGATGCGCGGGGGCGCGGACGCCCTCGGCACCTTCGCCGTCCTCCTCCGCCGCCTAGCGAACGGCGAGCCGCCGGACTCCGTCACGGCCTCCGTGGACGCCGCGCTCCGGGAGACCACCGGCCGGCTCCGCGCTCAGCGCGACGCGGAGGCGGCCCGGCGCGCGGCGCTCACGCCGGACCCGTTCCCCGTGAACGGACAGCCGCGGAGGGCCGCCTGACGCCATGAGCCGCCCCAGAACCGCCGCCGGCCTCAGCCTCCTCCTCTGCCTCACCCTCTGCGCCGCGGCGCCGCAGGGCGCGACGGACAAGGCCAGGCGGCCCTCCCGCCGCTCAGCGGACGACCTCACCTACGACGACGTCGAGCCGTACCTCGACGCCGCCGGCCTCGCCCTCTCCCTCCTCACCCTCCTCGACGGGGACGACCGCCGGACCCCGGCGCCCCGCTCCGAGTACGCCCCCGGAACCGTGACCCTCCAGACCGCCACCGCAGACGTGACCGAATGCCCCCACCCGGACGGCTGGCCCGCCTTCGCGCGGGGCCTCCGCGAGCACCTCGGGGAGACCCAGCGGGAGTTCGCCGAGCGCCTCGGCGGGCGCCAGCCGACCGTGGCCGAGACGGAGACGGGCGCGCGGGAGCCGACCGCGATGCTCGCCGCGCTCCTCGTCCTCATCGCCCGCACGGAGGGGTACGACCCGGCCCGGGGTGCCGAGGGGGATGAGTGAGCCAACGGACCGCCCGATCCCCGACGTCAGTACGGAGGACCAGCTGAAGTGCCTCGACCGGGAGCTCGCCCTGCGCCGGAACGTCTACGCCCGGCGAGTGCAGGAGGGGAAGATGAGCCGGGAGGACGCCGCGCGGGAGTACGACACGATGCGGGCCGTCCGCCGCACCGTGGAGCTCGCCGCCGCGGCCGCCTCCCCCGTCTGCCGGACGCGCTCCTGCAGACGGGGGAGACCGCGGACCTCCTCCGGGCCTACCTCGGGCCCGACGCCTGAGCGCGCCCGCCTGAGCGCGCCCCGCCCCCGCCGCGCCTTCAGCGGGGTCCGGTGCGGGGCGAGGCGCGCGAGACGTCCCGCCGGAGCTACTGTAGCCTGGGTACGCGCCGGGTACGCCGGAGCCCCGGAACGGACCGGAGCGGAGCCGAACGGGGCCGAATGA